GTTATTGTTCTGAAGGAATTGTGATAGTATTTCCTTCCTTAGTACCTTTTACCCAACTATTGAGTTTATCGCTTTTTATAAATGTAGCAAAAGAAAGTGTATATTTCAAATAAACAGTTTTGCCATCAGGAGCTGTTACCATTACCAAATCGCCTGCACCTTGTCCGTTTTCAGCAAGTTTTGCAAGGTCAAACACTGTAAGTTCAGGCTTTTGCGTCTCTTTATTCTTCACGACAGCAAACATATTACCAGCTTCACGTTTGAAGTTTACTGCGGTTCCAGCAGGTTGTTCGGTAATAACAGTTGGGGTTCCTTGGGCTTGTACGCCAACACTAAAGATTGCTGCAAGAGCAAATAAGAAAAGTTTTTTCATAATTTAAAAATGTTTAAGTAATACGATATATGTGGGAAAGTCCCACTGTTAATAGTTATTTTTGACATTTAGAGTTGTTACAAGGCATAATATCAACTTGCCTACGTTTGCAAAATTAAACAAATTATTTAAATCTGATTTATTATCATAAGCATATTGTAGTAATCTATTTGAATAAGCATCAAGAACTTCAGATTCAGTCTCACCAACTCTCATCTTATTAGCAAGAGTTATACCACCAACTGCATTAGCAACACCCATTGCAATCTTTGCGCCAGCACCAATTTCTCCTCCAGATGCATACGCAATCATTTGTGATACAGCTTTAGAAGCTCCTTGATATGCAAACTGAGCAGCCATTTGCTCAAACATAGAATAAGAAGAACCAATATCTACAACATTATAAGCCCACGCTCTTGGATTGAATACTCTTTCAAATACACCAGCATGCTGATCTTCGTATTCTTTCTTAAATTTACGATCTATTTTCTTTGGATCAAATAGCCAATTACCATTTTTAGCTATAGCTATATTTTCCTCTAAATCGGTTCTATGTATTAATTGATACCTCTTTATTTCATTCCTTTTATCTGTTACTTCATCAGTAATAGAATCTGCATACGCCTTAAGATCTTTAACATCTTTATAAGACTTAAAATATTTATCAGATAAATCTGAATCTTCATCAGGTGTATTTCGTATAGCTTGTTTTATTCGTTCTTTACTATCAAATCCATTAAATACACTCTCTATTGAAAGCTAAGCCTCTTTTATTAATGCTGGGAAAGTTTCAAGAAATCTACCAAACTTACTAGCATCTTTTTTATTTGATTCTTCTGAATATACAGAATTAAGATGCATAATAATATCGTCTGATAATTTTTGATCTTTTGAACTATCAGCAAATAAATCTAATAAAACATCAGATGATTTACTATCTCGTCTAATTATATTTTCCATTACGTCTAATTGTTTCTCAAGATCCTTCATTCTTGCTTCATCAACAATTAAACCCATTTTATCATAGTTATCTTTAGCTTGCTTATATTGTTTTATCAAATCTACATACTTATCAGCAATCTCTGTATCTTCTAAATCACTATATGTTTTTCTCAGCTCTTCTTCATACTGAGTTGTTCTGGTATTATATAGATTCTGAAACATCATTCGTACAGCGGATCCGTCAAAAAGTGGCTTTACACCATCTATGGCGTTACCAACTGTAGCATTAAATAAATGTTTTGTAGTATCCCATGCATTAGCCCAGAATCCTTTTGATTCATTATCTTCTTCTGTATTGCTAGGAAGATAATCTTGTTTGTATGTAGAAGACTATGGCAAATTATATATAGAAGTTACATCACTATTAACAGTGCCATTATTGTATGGCGTAGAGTAAGCTTGCTCCTACGCTACTTGATTAGCATCGAAGCTAGCTCTCCACTGCGCCGCAGATGGCGTTGTATAAGTTACTTTTGACTTTTTTCTACCACTGTTACTCATATTATTATATATTATTTTGTTGAAGATTGATATTGTTGCTGCAATTCTCTACCAGCAGCCTCTTTTTGGCCATACATATATTTATCATAAGCTTGGTCTATTTGCCCAAACCCTTGGCCTCTATTATTATCTATCTACTTAGATATTGGAATTTCTACAAACTCTCCATTACTATCTGTATTGCCATTTACATCCATGGTTCTTAAACCTAAGTTCTTTACTACGTTTCCTAAACCATATCCATGTTTCTTACAGAAGTTTTCTACAACTGATTTTGGAACAGAAACCTTTGCTGTTATATCCATTGATGAGTATTTCCCATTATTTGGAACCATTGCTACACCAAGTCCGCTATTAGAAACAATCCATCCTTTAATACCGTTTTTCTTTAGGTAATCTTGGAATTTAACACTAATACTACCTTTTGTCATATTTACACCAGTTGATACAGCATTAGCTCTAACATTACCAAACCACACACCTTTATCGGACATGTTAACAACTGGATGAGCATTACCATAAGATCCCTTCTTTGTAGTATCTATATTACCATTTGCATCTTTTGCTGGGAAATAATATTTAGATGATGTTCCATTACTTAATACATCTAATAATGTATTTACAGCTTCTTTGTTTCTAGGTTCGGCTACAGAACTATAATATTTAGAGTTTATAATATTCCTATTATTAACTATATCTTTAATACCAGTATATTTTCCTGTAGCTGTATATTGTAATGCATTAGTAAATCTACCAGTAGGTTGTCCACTCTCGTCTAACAAACCATTAGATATAGCTCCATTTAAACCTTGTTTACCAGCATTATCCCACCATTTATAGTGACTAACATAAGAATCATAAATCTTCTTCTAAGTAGGATTAAGCTTAGCGTATCTACTTTTCCAATCTTTAGATTCTGAAGCGTCTAAAATATTATCACCATTCTTATCAGCTCTACCAAGAATATTATAAGCTTTACCTAACCAGTGATTTTTAATAGAGTTTACGCTATTAACATATCTTTGGTTATTACCAGCTATAAAATCTCTCTTATTTTGGTTAGAGTCTTCTATAAGCATTTGCGTTAACGACAGAGGCATTTGATTAATTGTATCTTGATCGCTCTTTATAACAGGTCTACCTTTAGAATCTGGAGTAGAATTACTATACCTCCAACTAAGATACATATTTTCTTTCTAATTTCTATTTCTAATACCCTCCATTTCTTTATCATGCTGGAAACCTCTAGCTTGCATTGCTGCTTGTTGAGCAAATTGCTTATCCATCTTAGCATACTCATTTGCTTGCTTTATTGGATTAACTATCCACTCTTTATTTGCGTCAGCCACATTCTATTGTAAACGCGTTTCAACCTATGCATTTGTTGGATTTTTTACACCTTCGTCAAGTAGTTGTTGTTTTGCTATATGTCTATAATAGTTTGCTATAGGAGAGCCAACCCATCCAGGGGTATTTTTGCTGGCTACATTTGTAAGATCTTTATATGTATAACCTGTATAATCATAATTCTTATCATAAGGCATACCAAAACCTATAACATCGTCTTTTGTTAAAGCATGAGGAGTTCTGTTATTAAACCAATTTTCTGTAGCTGCTTTAAGTGTTGTAAATTCAGACGGAGACTATCTAGTCCACATACCATCTTTAAGAGTATCCCAGTTTTCTATAGATTTTCCTCCATTTACATACTTCTCAAAATCGTCATTATATTTATTCTAAGCCTCTAACATCGCTCTATTTTTTAGATACTCCTATGCAATCTTAGAACCCATTTTAAGCTTATTAACATCTCCAGTTGGAATATTATTTATCCACCTACTTATAGCAGCTCTACCTTCTGCAGATCTTAACGGGTCTATACCTTTATCATATAAATTGTTTATAATATCTCTAGATCCATTTATAATATTTTTATTATACCAATCCATATCTTTTTGAATTGGACTATAAAAATCTCCATAATCTTTTTGGAATTCTTTCATCTGCTATTGACCTTTCTCATACATATCTCTTGCAGCATTTATAGACGCAAGCATTATTTGAGAATCGTATAAGTCTTTAACTGGTAATTGAATCCACTAATCTCTTGAATATACCATAATTATTAAAACGTATTATTCCACTTATGATAACTTATAGGTGGCATCTGTGTAAAGTTAGTAATATAATTTGCTGGCGTATACGCATAGTTCTCAACATTTGTAGTTGGATAACCATAAGTTCTTACAGGAGTTCTTGTAGTAGTTGTTGTATATACAGGAGTAGTTGTAGTATTTGGTTCATCCTTATAATATCTACGCATATTCTCTCTATCAATATTTACTTTCTGTTGATACAACCCCAACATTCCATTTCCAGTCTTTCTCTTATACTCATTAGCAGCATACTGCTATATATAATCTAAGAAGTTTCTAAGACCAATCTACATACCCTATTGTCTTGCAGCATGAGCTTGAGAAGCATATTCTGTATTATACTGATTAGCTTGCTGTCTACGCTGTGCAGTCTGACTACCTAAATTAGCAGCCATCTCAGCCCATCTACTTCTATACTGGTTATTCATCTCCTATGCCTTTTGTATAGTATCAGCTATATTTTGCTGTGTAGCACTACCAGCGGCAACGTTTGCTAAATACTTCTAAGCTCCGCTTAAACCTCCAGCTCTATTAATATTATATCTATTCATGCTGTCTTGGTCGTAAATCTTCTGTATTGCTCTATAAGGATTTACTCTAAGCTTAGCCATCTCATTTAATGCTGCTTGTTCGTATGGATTACCAGCATATATATCTGGAGTATGAATAGGTTGGTTCTTAGCATGGAAATACTAACCAATGCTTGATAACATACCAATTCCCATAGGAACTGCATTGCTCATCCAGCTTGCTGGTTCTATATAACCATAGTTCATTGCATTCTTACCATCTGTAAATCCAGGTAAATTTCCTTTTGTGTACATTTGTTCCTATTGTTGATGTTGCATAGCCTGTTGGTCAGATAAATCTTTTAACTTATCAACTATTGGCTATTTAATTTTATTAACTTGTTCCTACTGAAATTTATCACTATCCTAACCAAGTCTACTTCTTAGCTTGTTTAGCTTATCGTTAGTGCGGTTCTCGTATTTCTTATTTATCTTTTCTAAAGCTAACGTATATGGCATAGATTGATCTTTAAATGTCATTCCGTTTCTCCAGTCTATATCCTATCCAAGAACTATTGTATTGTTCTATAGATTAGCAAGATTAGTATCCTTTCCTGGTGTTCCAGTCTTTACAACATGTCCAGTTGTATTACTAACGTCATTTATGTTGTCTATAATACTTTCGCCAGCAGCTACTCTTGCATTAGGATTAACATCTGTCTTTCCTAAAGATGTTAACACTCTGCCACTTGAAATATTTTCAGATCCTTTATATCCAGCATCTTTTCCACGCTTAGCATATAAAACATCATCTTGCGTAGTTCCGTTTTCATTGTAATACTGATTAGCTATATAGTCAGACTGAGCTGCAGATTGGTTATATCCATTAATATTTATTCCTCTAATACGAGCTTCTTCAAGACGTCTCTACATCTTTCTCTTTCTATGAGCGCCGCCAAACAAACCAGTTATAAAGCCTCCTACAGCACCGATAGCGCCACCAACCACAGATCCGATTGGTCCAACAATAGATCCTACAGACGCTCCTAAAGAAGCTCCAGTAGCTGTAGTTTTTAATGTAGCAGCTTGACTTTCTTTTCTTACTTCAGTTAACTGTTTATCGTAGTCTACATCATTAACTTTCTGGTAACCATATCCAATTCCATTTGAATACGAAGTTCCAGATTCATCTAATATATTACTTGCGCTCTTAACTCCAGCAAATGCATTACCTATACTACTTCCGAATGCTATTCCAGATGAAAGTATATTACCAGCATTTCCTGCAAGTCTACCTCCAATTCCAGATCCTTGCATACTAATTGGAGCTCTATACTACTCTAATCCAGTTGGTCTTTGTATACTTCCAGGAATACCTACTTGGTTTGCTAAATTAGAATTTTGCCAAAATGGAGTATAACCATTTGGTGGTAAAGTCATTCCATTTGTACCAGTAACAAATCCTGGCAAATATCTATAATTAATTCTTCTCATATTTCTTAACTCCATAATGTTCTAAATTTAGTTGTTATATAATGTAATTGCATATCATCGTATAAAGCTTCGCCACCAATATTGCAATATACAGACTTTCCTCTTAATCTGCCTCCATATTGCTAAATTAAACCGTATGGATAATTCATTCTTGGAACTGCGTATCTATAATCATAATATCTATTTGATATATCTTTTTTTGGATCTACAAAATATGTTTTCTACTTTATTTCACTTCCATCATAAACATGATAAAATGTATTAAATTGTTTTGCCATACCTTCTGTGGCTCCGAATCTAACATTGTCAAACACTTTTACAAAATTAGGTTGAGCGTTTATAATATAAGAAAGGTTAAACTTCATTCTAACTTCATCATGCATATGGCTAGTTCCACTTAAAGATACTATATTCTTGCGTATTCCGACATTATCTGCTATAAATGTATCATATTTACCAGTTATGCTATCACAACTACCATCATATGTATATCTTGATGTAAACACTTGTTGTAGCTCGTTAAATACAAACACACCATTTTCTGAAGTAAAGTATACCTCGTTATACCTTGGATCAGTTAATACTTTATATCTTTTAATAAAACGTCCAATACCAGATCTATATTCTTTAGATACTGCCGTATTTATATTTTTTGTAATTGATATTTGTTTATAATCACCACCTCCATTATACTAACAGAATACTGTGTTAAAAGCATCTATCCAATAAAGAGACTGTGTTGTAATAGCATATGCAAATACATTATTCTCAAGTCCAGATGTTGTGGATACATAATCATATCTACTTAATAATCCACCAGAACCTAATAATATTTCATGACTATTATTATCTGATACAGCTGTTCTTTCATTAACAGAGAATGCACCAAATGACTTTTCTTGCCAGAACATAAGATTATTTTTAAATCTCTTTAATCCTGTTATTTTACCATAATTTGGATCAACATCTATATAATTTGCAGCTTTAAAGTTCTACCATGAGTCTTCTAGCTCTCCGTTTTCTTTCTTTTCAGAATATCTACATCTATATGGATAAGCCTGCTTGTCTTTTGTATCATATGATATTGTAGAATATTTCTAACCTATTGTCTTAGTTAGACTATAAGCTGTATTATATGTATACTGAGGAAGTGTCTGTTTAAATACTCCATCTACATTAGCTGGCTCTTCCTATATCCAAGAAACGTTTACATTATTAGTATTTCTACTAAACTTATAACCATGGTCAATATACATATTAATAGAACTTTCTACAGGTATTGAATACTAAACATTCATAGTAGTCAATAATCCAATAGCTCTATTTGATACTTTATGGGCTGAAGTGTATTCAAATGGTCCAATGTAAGTATCACCATCGAATACATCTATATAATTATCAATATTATTATTAAACTCTTTTATATCAGAATAACTATAATATTTACTATTATCTTTAGCTACTTTTGTATAGCCTCCATATGGAGTACAATTTCTTGTAATGTTACATAAAAATGTTCCAAACGAACTTGCGTTTAGATAAGTTCCAGTTACTTGATTATTGTTAGAATCTCTGTATACATATTCGTGTATTGAATTGTTTTTAAAATCTTCATTAGTTTCATTATAATAAGGATCAGTTATTTCTTTTGTAGTAAACGTGCCGTCTGATACTTTTTCAGACATGATTAAAATATTATCAGTTCCAATCGTTTCAGTTAATATTTTATCATTCTTTGTTAATTCTTTCTTTAATTTACCATCTATTGTAAATAACAAAGACGTACCACCAAGGGCATACATTGCAAGGTCGTTTAAATGTATATCGCTCTTTCTAATACCTTTTGGAGTTTCGTTATATGCTCCCCAACATACAACATTACAAAAACCATGCTCTCCAACTAAGTTTAGTTTATCTGAAAATTTCTATTCTGTTTTATCATTCTTAACTTCAAATAAATCATTCCATTTTAAAGACTCTGAAACCTATTTACTATTTATGCCATATTGATTTTTAACATCATGTTTAACAATTTCATATCCAGCGAGTTTACTGTCTTGTGTTACATAATATGTATTGTATGGGTTTAATGGATCGTTATCGCCAACAAGTATACTATTAGACTAATTGTATAGTTTAAAATACTGATATTTTATTCTCTATACCTATTCTATATTAGAATCATCATTACGATATACTTTAGTTTGCAATGCATTGTTTTCAGGCATCACTACAGAATATACACAATTTCTCATTAACCAATCGTGAGTATTATCAATGATAGCGTAATTTACCCCAAATATATTACTTAACTAATTATATATATGTAAGTTATTATATAGAAATGCATTTTTTCTAAACTTATCATTATTATCGAAGTCTAATACAACATTATTCTTCTCAATTGGTTTAAATGGAGAAAAACTATAATTATTTGAAGTTCCTTTAAAGCTTATAAATTTTGTTGCATTAAAAGGCCAATACTCGTTTTCTGTACTATCTGGCTAACCGACAATATCAATTCTCTACTTAACAGAATTAACATCTGAATTAAGAGAAAATAAATATCTTAATATATCTAATTTTACATTACTTTTATCAACAAAATCAACAATTGATTTATTAGTGTAAGAAAATTCTGGAGATATAAACTAAAATAGATTCTAATTTGAGAAGTTGTTAATTCTATATCTAACATCTACAGTGTACTAAACAAGAGGGACTATTAGGTGTACAGGATCTATGTTTAATCTATTTGTTGTTAAAAATCCACTTGGAGTATAATATTGATCTTTTTGTACAGAGTTGTCAGTGTACATTTTAATTACAGGTCTTGATATAACTCCCTAAGATATAATTCTAACATCATTAGATCCTCTATTACATCTTACTATTTCATAAGAGTATATACTATCATTATCTATGTCGTGTATTTTGAATTCTATACCTATTGGCATTACAGATAATTCCCTCTATCTAATACCATTTATAAATGTCTAAAATCCATCTATATATATATCTGGTACAGTTATATCAGCTATCCATTTTACTGAACTTGAAACTCCTTTTTTATCTGTAAATATAATTCCATACCTATAAGTTTCTCCTCTTCGTAAAGATAATAACGAACTGGCTACTATTGGATTTTGATAAGTGTCGTTCTTTTCATCTGATGTTCTGAACTTTGAAGCTTTTATTAATGCTCCATCTTTTCTTATATAATATTTATAAGTATCACCACCGTTTTTACCTTTATTATTATATTTTATGCTCGACGAACTTGTGCCATGTTTCTCATAATTTAACATTGAGGAATCAGCTGGTAATATTGTTGTTATAAATCTCCAATCTATATGCTTACCAGACCCACCATGGAACTATTCGCCATTATTATTTGGGAACGTATATAAACTCTAAAGTGTAGTACTACTACCATAATCTATACCATCTTCATTTTGAGTATAAGGATTCCAACAGTCTTTTTCTTTAGTAAGTTCATCAAATTTTTCCCAATTGTTTTTCTTCACATCTTCTATAGCATATGTATTCGAGCTTCCTGGTTTTTCATTTACATTTAAAAACTATACGTATCCATCAGAACTTGCTGACATAGATACAGTGTTGATATTATCAAAAGATCTATTAGTATCTCTATACTCTTTTATCTGTGCTGCAAATAGATAATCATCTTTAGATTCTATAACCCTTGGAATCATATATAATCCAAACTTAGAATTAAAATCATTTACAGATATTTTATTTATTGAGTTATTTGAAGAATCTAAATAATAAAAATAATTTTTCTCATCAGACTCTTTAACACTTTTAAACTTTCCATCAAATATTAAATCTATATCAGGAGTTTCAGAATTCTATTGATAATAAATTCTATATATCTTAATTAAGTCATAATTAGAATCTTTTGGAATCTATACTTTTAATTTGATTCCCATGTTGGTATAATCACCTTCTTTTGCACCATTAAATTCAGTAAAGTTATCTATAACATTAACGACATTAATTAATCTTGATAGCGGAGACATTGATGTCTATTGTTTATATTTAGAATAAAATTGGAATGCATATTGATTCTTACCAGCTTTAAGCGAACCATATGTAAGTTCTGATATTTTTGGAGGTAATAAAGATTCGTATGAGTTAGTAGATATATCATTGATAGAAGTAGGAGGCGTATCAACCAGGACATCCATTATTAATATCTAATGAATTCCATCAGCTATATATAGTTTAATATTATCTTCACCTTCTTTTCTACCAACTACACTAAGTCTATTTTTAATTTTCTTATCCGTATCTTCGTATATATTCCAATCGCTACATGGTCCAAATATCATTTTTGTATCATTAATTGATATTGTTTTCTTCTCTATTGGAAATCTATATACGCGTATATTTTTATCCTAATCTTCTGTAAAGAATATACCATATTGTCCTACTTGTGAAGTTTCTATAATATCTTCACCTAATTCGGTTTTATATATATTTTTATATCCATCTATAACTTTAAGAGATCCTGCAGCGCTTTCTTTATTGTTTACATATCTAAGATTCAACGCGTCTCTATACTGATCATTACCTAATACATGATCAGCAGCGTCAGTATTCATTCCCCCAGAAAATGTATTTGTCTATTCATTTTGTATTTTATTAGAATCCATTGTAATAATCATTATATGTTAACTATTCTTTACCAGTATATTTAAAGAACGTATCATCTCCATCCCAATCTGGAATAAGCTTGTTCCAATCGTTCTTTATATTCTACATATCGTCAGCAGTTGGCATCATAGCTTCAGCATAAGCTTGATTCCTATAAAAGTTCCATTGCTGCTGTATATAGTTATAAATAGTTATATTAGCACTCTTTAATTTACCTCCAAGCTATCCTTTTAAGAATTTAGGAAAGCTAAGTTTCATATTTACATACCAATAAATAGCTTCTTGATAAGAAGTTAAATCTGGTATAAGTGGGTAGCCTCTTTCATCTGTAGCTATTGCTTTGTAAGATAGCTTAACAAAACCATCTTTTCTATTAAATACTATCCAACCTGGCTTTATAAAGTATTCTGGCTTATCTTGATAATCATGTGTATAAAGTAAATCAGAAAAACCATTAGTATGAGGTCTGTTTATCTAAGCCTATACTGTTGGATACTTATTCTACATCTATGGTAATTGATCCTATTGCTATTCTTCTATAGTCATATTAGACTAACTGTCATCCAAAACTACAACTTTATGCTAATTATTATGTAAGCTTGGAGATTTAAATATAGATGTTTGTGTACTACATGGTACATATACTCCATCTTTTGAGTTAGAATAAGCTACACCATCTAAATGCACTAAGTCTGAAGGTAACGGTATCTAACAATCCTGTACATTAAATACAGGAACTCCGTCAACTCCAGACTGTCTACTGATATACTACATAGGTGCACCAATCTTATCTATGGCTTCAAAGATCCACTCTTTAATATCGCTAGTCCTCTATCTCGTTTCAGAAGAATCTAAATCAGCCATTATCTTAGCTATGACTGATTCACATTTTGTATACTTGTATATCATTTATATTTATATAATCTGTTTTATTAAAAATTAGCTTAGCCAGTTTCCTTTTGTTAGCCCTAACTAAGCTTAATTGGTATTTGTATCTATCTGGAAACGTCTGAGGTATTTTAGACCAGTGTAGTCTAAACTTATACCCGTCAGAATGTTCATTTAAATGGTATATACTCTTACCTAATTCTTTACTAACTTTATAATCTACAGATAGAGATTTATCTGTATAAGACTTAGGTTTATATTTACCCACTTGTATATAACCTAGCCCAAAAGGCATTTTAAAGCCATCTGAGCCGTCTAATACATGTTTTAATATAATCTTACACATAGAGTCTAATATGCGCTTATACGCGACGTATGATAGCTCTATGGGCAAATCTTTATACATGTCTACGAATGTTATAGATTTCTTATTCTTCATCATCCTGTGGACCATGTGGTTTAACGCTGGCCAATGTAGAGTTATTACTATCATCACTTGGCCTACCTAACATAAATGGAAGCTCCTTAGTCATTATCATTTCCTTGATAGGAGGTAACATCCATGCAGGTAATTTAATATCATCTTCGCTTGGAGTATCCCAATTGTCATCAATTTCATCTTCGTAAATAGCTAAGACCCAAATATTCCTAAGTTTATTTAAATCTTGATCACCTTGTACGAATATATACCCATCTTTATAATAAGCTGTAAGTTCGTGTCCAGTGTATTTACGGAAATAGTTATAATGTCTACGAATATGATTCATATATTGTATATTCTCACCCATCTAATCATGGACTGCTAATATACTATCTTCATCATTGTTGTATATACCTTCCAGTTTACTCTTAGTCTTCTTTGTAAATATTGGATACTTATCTAAAGACTTAACATCCTCTAACTCAAGAGGACCAGTTTCCTTCTTATAAATATCATCTGAAGCCTATATAAGATCATCTATAGTTTCTGACTAAGCTTTGATCTTGTCTAACCTCTGCTTTGTAAAGAATTTCTTATACTCCTTTACCCAGTTTCTTATCTGTTCTCTTGATAGATCTTCACTTTCACTTATATTGTTATTACGAACCAGAAGTAATATATCATCTACAAACTATCTTAATGTTATATATGTCATATCACTTATCTATTGCTTCTATTACTCTAACATCTGAAGTCTTTATAATATCATTAGTATTTACTATCTAATACTTATACATATCAACTTTCTTGAAGTCTAAAGTAAATAGACGTTTAATAAAGCTTTTCTTATTCTTATACTATCTATGTTTGTAAACATACAAGAACTATTGATTCTTAATATCTAAGTTAACACTTACTGTATCTTTACCTATAGTATAGTCTATTTTTGTTAGAGGGTTTATTTGTATAGTATCTTTATATACCGTATCTCTTTGGATAGTTTTAATTATATCCTACCCCCTTACCCCCTTACTTGCTGTAACGTATATAGTCTACGTTTGAGTTGCGGTTGTTCTTATAACCTTTGGTTTAAGCTTTAACTACTCTCTTACACTATCTATCTTTTGTATAAGACTATCATTAATATTTCGCAGCTAAGACATATCCAGCTTTAAAACATTATTAGCCTATTGGGAACCATTTAAGATACCCTAATAGGCTTCAATGTTATTCTGAGCCATTTCTAAGCTCTTAGAGAGCCTTTTATTCTGTTTGTATATATTTATACTAAACACAACTAAAAGGCCCACCAAGAGGCTTAAAAGTGCCTTAAACGCGATCTTTTTGTGACTTATTAGCCAACTTATCATCATCGCACTACTCATCTGTAATTATATTATTATTGGTTAACATTGTGCGTATTTCGCCGAATTTTGAATTCATGTATGCAGACACACCGAATATACTTCCAGCATAAACGAATGTTTGCGCAATATACCATAAGATACTATCCTCAATATTGTGCTTATTGAGGAAGAACGATAAAAACGCCAGGCTTATACCACTTAAAATTGATAAACTTGCTGACGTGTACTATACTATATCTTTATTATGTCTTGTCATTTTATTTCAATCTCCACTTTTCCTTTTTGACAAGCATTTTTTATAATCGGGTATAATTTATTAACAAACTCTTTTGAGTTTATAACTTTTCCTGCAATCTTATTCTACCCAAGTAGTATACATCCATCTGTATCTTCATGCGTATTTCCTGCGTGAATTAACACACCTGCGAATGATTTAACATTTAATAACCTTGGAGTGTATCTTTTAAATCTTGGGGAATAAGCCCACACAACTTCATATTTACCATATGGAATTGCGGTTCTTCCATGTATCTTTGTCTCTCCGTTATCAAAAACGCCATTCTTGTTAATATCTCTAACTTTATCTTCTAATGTATCACAAAAGTATACACCATCTATATAAAGCTTTCCTATTGTGTACGTATCACGTAAAGCGACACGCGTTAACTCTAATTTCATAGTTTTATAAATTAACTATAATATATATTATTTTAATCAAAAACCATCAAAATAATCAGTTTTGTGATTAATGTTCATTGTTATAATTTTATATCCATCGCTCGTGATGGTAAAAGAACAGATTCCATCCATATTAGTATATTTCTTTGTAACATTTTCATCATTTAACCATACAGTTACATATGTATTTGTATCTGGGTGTGTTACAAAACTATAAATATTACCAAACTAAAAAAGTTTAACTTCTTTTACCGTCTATTTATAACGCTAATCATCTATTTTTGATTTGTAGATTTCTACCACTTTATGATAACCATTTGGTGTTTCACTTTTATATTTAGCTAAAACTTTTTTACTCTCAAATTTATATCCATCGTATTCTATAGTTTCTAAAAGCTAAAGATCTTCTTCATTATTTTTATACTCATCAACAATCTCAAACTAAACGCCTTTATTGATTGTAAAGGTTCTAAGATTATTTGATCCCCATCCTGGCTGATATACAGTAATAACAACTAATACTATATACTGACCAAAGTTCCTTTGATCCTATGCTGGGAAGTACATCTCAATCTGCTTAGAACCACTTATAACTCTTGATGATGCAAGATATTTATCTGGAACAATCTTAAACTATTTTGACCTTACTCCAAAACCATTGTATGCTGGAAAATATCTGTAATCATCAATAGGTCCAAACATTCCTGATGTATACACCTCTTGATTATATGGAAGCCAATTATACATATGACATCTTGTATATACCAAATCATAGTCAGTTGGACTATAATACTAAGGATAACCATAGTTATCTAAGTCTATATACTAAATATCTTCTTTTCTAATAACATAACATCTAAGCTACTTAATAGATGTAGCATCGTAATCAGATAACTCATCTAATGTAAACTATAGACGTACGTCAGTTCCCATTATTACTTGTTTCATATTTATATAAAATAAAAAAGCTGAGATCGGGCTGTATGCCCAACCCCAGCTTAGTTGTTTTTAATATTAATTATTATGCCAAGAATGGAGTAAGAGCTGTCTTAAGAGCTGCGCCCTGACCCTTCTTAGGATAAATCTCAATTGACTGCTTTGTAAGTCTATGGAGATCATCAGCTGTACGATACATATTCTCAAACAAGATTGTAACTGCATCATACTTACCATTAAGCTTTGTATCCATCTTAGGAAGATCGAACTGACGATAATCCTCAAAACCACGATTGATGATACCATTGTAGCCCATAGCTGACTCTTCGCGATCACGAACATACTTAGGAGAAGCTGTATAAACCTCACCTGGAGTCTTATTTACAACTACACCAGCGAGTGGATATTTGTGGCTATAGCCAATACCAACAATACCAGCCTCATCTTTGAATGAAATCCATGTAGAAACTGCAAAACGTACAGTAGCTGCAGGACTCAATGATGGAACTGAGTCGTCGTCATCATAATTCATTGCAGTAAGAGTAATCTTACCAGCTGAATAATCAACATTAACTCTAGCTCTCTTGTAATCTTTCTTAATAAGATTAGCAATACCTTCTGCTACAGTTAATTCTGTATCACCATCCTTTGTAACATACTCATAAGATTCTGTCCACTTGCGGAAACGTGTATTCATATCCTTGTAGATAATACGAAATACAACACTATGACCACCAGTTGAGATCTTCTACTTAATCAGAGCGTTGAGGCCATTAAAGTCAACTTCAATCTTCTCTGGAGTATCTTCCTTATGATCTGTAAACTGAGCACTCTTAATAGCGCTCTTCTGAATTGGATTAGACCAGTCGATTACTGGAGTATACTTAACACTACCATCACGACCAATGATTGTAGATACAGCACTTGTGATCTTACCAATCTTGATAGCTGTAGCTGTTGCTAGATTTGAATCTACAGCAGTAGCAGGCTTTGCCATGTCAACAATTACAATCTTACCAACATTCTCAATTTCTGACTTCTTATCTTTTGCGAGAGCACTGATCTCGCCTGTGTACAATACTGCGTCTTCGTTACTTACAAAAACGTCATTTACAAATGTAATCATATCTTTATATTTTATTAATTTTTTCTACTCACCTCACACGCTAATTTAATAGCAAAGGCTTTCCAAGTTAAAATTATTCTTGTGTCATAACCTCCTGAGTTATACTCTTATAGCGAGGATTACCTGTGTTCTCAAGGTACATCTGTGCAGCTATTTTAATAATCTCTGGAATTGTTATGTTATCAAAATCCGTATATTCTTCAAACGGAGTTGATAATGTTATTTTGTTAGGAGTACGTAAATAACCTAATACATACTCTTTTATCTTGTAGTTCTTATCTGTAAGTAGATAACAACCTTTATCTGTGCAGACTCTTAAAGGTCTTGCTTCGCCATACTTATAATGAAAATCCGTAAGGCTATTTGTAACCCTATACATAAAACTATCAGATGTACATTCAAATATGCTTGTACTATAAGGATTTTCTCCTTTATTGTTAGTTATGATAGCATCTTCATTTAATGAAAATAAGAAATCATCTGGATAGTTTTCAACTGTATACTTATCGTATTTTGGATTATTATCATCTATACTAAACTGTGTATATTTTGTAGTTTTGTATAGATTAATTAAATCGTTCCTACGTTTTTCATTTTGTTCATATGACGTTCTATGAACTTGATCTGTGTTAAATCTTAATTTAACAAACTTATCTACAGCCTAATTCAACCAAAACAAAGAATCAGATGTAAGAGGTTTTTCAACTTGATTAACAACACCTATCTCTGTTTCAAAGGCTTCAAGTATATCTATATATTTCATTGATCATCCTCCTACTATTGCGGTCTTGCATTATTCTACTGATCCTATAACTAAGATTTAGCCTTTCTCTTCAAACTCTCTAATGTTACACCAAACTTATAACTATAGATATATAAATCAACAGCACCTTTTACTATATCCCAGAAGCAAGATGGTGATAATTCACAATTACTTCCGTATTTTAGTATAGTGAAATCATCTAACTGTTTATAATAAATAACAGTTACATCTTTTATAACAGTATATTTATCTTTTATTATAGTAAGAAAAGTTTCACCTGTGTGTTTTTTATTTTCAAAAAGAACCAATGGATTTCTTAAAATAAAACCATCATTGAAATCATTATTAATCTTTTCAGAATCTTTATACTCAGAAAACACATTGTTCTCAATAGTTACTGTCTTTAAATTCTATTCATATCCAGTAAGATTCTAACCATTTTCTCTAAATTTATATGTAGAAAGACAATTAGAATAACTTCTTATATACATATAATAATCTTCTGGAAATTCAAATGTAACAGAGTTTATTTGCTTTGATATATAATTACCATATTCTCTATTAGCTACTCCTTCTCTTATAAGATCTTTTATTTTGTCCTATAGTAATGCAGAAACATCTCTATCTTTAGTAATTATTAATTGCTTTATAATATCATCGAAATACTATTTTGCATACTCACTAAGAAATGCATAAATAGTTTCTGTATCTGGCTTATTCTCAACCTCAAATGAAGGATCTATTTCAATAAGCCTACGCTCAAATTCAATTCCGAGCTAAACTGTTTCTTCGTTCGTCATGATTCTAATCCTCTCAATTGTGCTTTAGTTTGCATTCTTGGAGACTCAACAATCTCTGTACTCATAACTAAAGCAAGGTTAATTAATTCTTCCGCCATACTATCAGATAACTCAAACTATATATCAGTTTGCTAAGATAGTCTTTTATTTTTATCAGTAAACTTCTAAGGATATTTTATATATGTATATATAAAGTTTATATAGTCATTGTGAGCGTCAGCTATTTCGCCAAGTTTGCTTTTTATTAATATTATTTTATTATCCTATATGCAATATATTGCACTTTTTGACCATGGTTTATTACTTATATTCTATGTAAATTTATATAAATACTTAGACTATATTTGTTTTGCTGGTTCAAATCTAACATCAAACCCAACCATTGCATGTATTACATACATTACGTTTTGTTCAAAAAAATTAGCAGTTTTACATGAAAGATAATTAACTTCATTTTTACTAAGAGATACTGAAGCTTCAGTTATTAAAGGCTGTAAATCTTCGACTGCTTTTTCATCACCCTCAAACGGCACTCGCCTCATATTATTTCCTGTAAATTTTTGAGCTATTAGAGCTAGGTAGGCCTTGTCCAGTAATGTAGCAATCTCGTATTCAGTTAACGACGGATATGACGTGGTGACATTCTCCTTGTCATATTCGATCATAAACTTTTCGTATATATCTGCGTGCGTCATACGTCGTTTAATTTTTATTACTTATTGTTTGTTTCGTTTATAATAACAAGCTTCAAGTCTTGATTTTTCTTATTATCTAAGTATGCTATAGCTTCTTGTAAAGAAGTAGCAATCAGATCAGTTCCGTAATAATAATTTGTCTTATCCTTACGAATAACACCTTTAGCAACTGCTTCTTCAATAATAAACTCAGTATCCTTTGATTTATTGTCAACCCACTTGTCAAAGAACTTCTTAGGGTTCTTATCAACCATTGTAAACAATGTAGACTCTACAAGTTCGTTAGAAAGATCATCTGACTTAACACCAAACAATCTAAGACACTTACGCATATTATCAAGTGATAACTTATCAAATTCACGAATAGCATCTCTACGTAACTTATTAAGCTTATTCTGTTCAACAGCCTCAGCCTGACGGTTAATCAAGATATAATCTTTACCAGCATCAAGCTTATCAAGTGATGTAGCAACTCTCTTATGACCCTCAAGGAACTTAATAATCATAGCCTGACGAGGAATAGAGTCGTCTAACAATAATGGTTTAGCACCAATCTTTACACAGAATGTAGTCCAGAAATCACTGTTACGTGATAAATGACCTTCATCATAACCTAAAGCTTTTTCAAAATTCTTTTCATCTTCTGGAGTAAGTCCAGTGTATATCGAGCCAGACCTTGTAAAATAAGGGGCGATATAATCAAAACATCTGCTGTACTTCAATAGTCCAGCCCATGGATTCTTTTTCTTAATTCTTAATTCAACTACCATAATATTTATTTAAATTAGTGTTGTTCCGTATATAATATTAATATATAAAGGGCGAGTGGAAACAACCACGAGCCCTTTTTATATTATATATTATACAGCCGAAACGAGACTCGTTATTTCAATCCGTTAGGATTGGAATATAAGAGTTGAGTCGAGACTCGTTATTTCAATTACGCATTCTGCTTGTACTCTGAATCGTCAGCATCGCAGTAAAGTACACCACATGCAAGTGGGTTACGTACCATAATACCCTCTTCACCGAGGAAGTGTACCTGATAACCATCACGGCTATTAGAACGAAGTGTGTTAATTGAGTTACCGTAACCAGATGGGAGTACAGAACCACCAGTACACCACTGTACGAACTCACGACCCTTACGACAAACCTTAACGATGTTTGCCTGGCCATCACGCATACCAAGATCGAGGAACAAGAATGTGTAAGACATCAATGGCTTACCTGACAATGGATGCAACTGACGGAACATCTCCATGTTGTCAAAGAGAGCACACTTCTTAAGAGTAAGCTCAATACCATTAGTCATCTTGTAAGTTGTGAACTGACCACCAAGAGACAACTCCTGACCATTACCAGTAATAAACTTAGTGTCGATCAACTGCATGTTAGCTACCTTCTCCTTGAGGATACGATCGAACTCACGCATACCCATCTCACCAGTCAATGCAATAAACTTACGCTCGTTTGTACCAAGCATGTTATAGCAAAGATCAAAGAGGTAATCCTCGAGCAACTCAGTTGTAAGAGTTGTGTAGTAACGTGTATTAGCTGGGCTAATCTGCTCGAACAAACCTGCAGATATTGCAACCATTTGTGTTCATTTAGAATCGCTACTTCTAAATCGGAAGAAATTTATTTTCCCAGCATATTCTTCCAGCTACATATTTCTATGTAGATCAGACCATATCAAAGTCCATTGTGGATATTTATCACAATTAGGACTGTTTCCATTTCGGGTAGCTTTACCCTACTCCCCCGCCGAGGATGGTCGTTGAACTTTCTTGAATAATTCTCTTTCTATAATCCAACCTTCAAAAACTCCACTATTTACAGGAGTTCCTGTATTAGCTTTAGTAGTAAGTGTTGAATTATTTAAACTAACTCCAAAATATTTACAAGCTTTTGCTGAATTATCAAACTCAAACACTTCTCCAGTTTTTGGATTTATAAATTTATATTTATACCAATTTCTTTTACCAAGTTTTATAGAATGTTGTGTATTTTCTTTAGGTGTTACCCATCTTAGATTAGTAACGTTATTATTGACTCTATTACTATCTATGTGATCAACTTGTGTTTTATTAACATCGTTATTTGGTATAAAAGCCATTGCAACTAATCTATGAACCATAAATTTCTTGTTTCTTTCACCAAAGTTAACTTTAACTCTCATGTATCCACCTTTTGAATAATATGGTTTTAAGTATCCATTTAAATACTCTGACCATATTCTTCCATCATTTGTAACTTTGTATTTAGATTCATAGCCGTCTAAATATATTGGAAATGGCTTTAGAATTATATCAAGCTTAGCTGCTGATTGTCTATTTGTATTTGTACTCATATTACATTTATATAAACTTAATTATAATTATATTTAGAGTTCCCAGCAATTAGAAAACTTAAACGCATAAGAATTACTTCTTATGTGCCCATTTTATTAAACTGATAATTTTTAATAGTTTAGGACGTCCGTTTGTACCCTTATTAGAGTATGTACCGTCAGCGTTACGGTTAGACTTAGCGAAGAGCAACTGATACTCCTCACGCTTCTTCCACTCACGAAGAGCCAACCAATACTGGTAGTCAGACCAGAGGTAAGACTTCTTACCTGTCTCAGGATCTGTCAAAGCGATAGCTAATACTGTAGAGTAAGCATCGCCAGTAATATCGTAAGAAAGACGCATTGTCATCAAGTTGTTCTTCATCTTGAATGGAGTCTGATAGTTCAGGATGTCTGCCTCATCTGAATACTCTTCGTATGCAGAACCGATACGACTTACCTGACGACCTGGGAGAAGATACTCACCTGGAATATATGCACCAGAACCAGCGTCTGCTACGTAGCACTCATAAACCCAAGCACTACCATCCTGATATGGAGTACCAGAAATACGAACCTGGAAACGATAGTTGTCGAATGACAAGATTGCACCAGGACCGAAGTAACGCTCTTCAAGACCGAGGTAGATTGGAGAGTTACCAATACCAGCAGTAGTCTGTGCTGCATTACCTGCACCAATTACCTGACCGTTATACTTAGCGTAACGAATATTAACAGCGTGATCCTGATCAATCTGAACAGCCCACTCATATTCGCGATTCTCGATAGTCATAGTCTTACCAAGACCACCAGTAATCATATCAATAGTAGTTGAAACACCATCATCCTTTGTACCGAATACAAGAGACAAGATACCAGCAACCTCATGAGGCTTTGTAAGCAAAGCATTAGAAATCATGTTTTCGTCTACAAGATCAGAGAATCTCTTACCTCTGTACAACTGTAGACCATTAAGTAAAGTATTATTCATAAGTTATTATATAATTTAATTTATCTTAAAATAGACCACTTACTAATTCAGCAGCACTCTTCTGTTTCTGTTGTGTATTATATGTGCTGTGATTCTTTGAAGTGTTCCTAAGTATTTTTCTAAGTTTTTCTGCAGCGGATGTTTCACCATCTCTCTTAGCTCCAGATACTAAAGAATCGCCCTTCATTGTAAAGTATGCAGATTCGATTAGATTCTTTGAGAGATTCTTGTTAAAGTCTCTCTGATACTGTGATACGCCATCTTGATCAACCTTGAAGATATACTCGTATAATGCAGCTCTATCTTCCTTTGGAATAGAAATACCTCTAATTGTACTCAGATTGTTAATATCATTCTGGACACTCTGGAAGAACTGTCTATTCTGCTCCTCCTGTTGCTTAGCGTATTCCTCTTGCTGCTTACGATTCTCTTCAATCTCATTCTCACGAATAACCTTCAATCGTTCAAGTGCGTCTTCAGATTCATCATAAAGCATATCGGCATCTTCGTATCTACTAATCTTATTATTAATCTGCTCATCAGAATAACCATTGTATTTAAGTAATTCTCTAATTACAGTCTTTTGGTTATCCTCGTTCTCAAGATCTAAGTTTTCAAAAGATAATGTGTCCTGTTGCTTCTGATAAAAGTCCTCAAACTTACCGCCATTCTTAACATATTCGTCAAGCTGAGCAATACGTTCATCGGCATACTGTGGAACAGAGTTGTGTTCTACAACTTTACCAAGATACTGAGTAAACTCTTCAACAGTAACAGGCTTATCTTCTTCTTTAAAATCCGCCATATTCCACCCTAAAGATTCGCCTACTGCGTCAAATAGAGCAGAAACTTGCTGAGCTTCTGTTACGTCTTCAGCAGAAAGATCAGTATCACTGCTATCATTATCATTAGCAGTGTTATCATCACCTTGATTATCATTAGTTTCTTTCTCTTCTTTAGAGTTATTTAAAATATGTTCAGGGATTTCCGTGTTATCATTACCGACGGTTAAATCATCCCCATCTTTTACATCCTCAGAATTACCTGCTGGTTCATCTGGAGTCTTATTGTCATCTTCTACCTCAACAACACTATCTTGTCTTCCCATGTTTGTTACATCTGTGGTTTCTGAAGTTTCGCCTCCATTACCATAAATACTATCAAGCATTGTATCAAGTGCTGATGGTTTATTATCTTTGTTTTCCTTCATAATTATTAATTAATAATTAAATATTATTTTCGCATAACTGCGTATTATTTTATATTCTTTTAAGCGTAAAATCCAAAATTTATAGTATAGTATTTCTAATGTTTTTCATTAATAATTTTTAGATTTACTTTATAGTTTTTGATATTTTATATATTTTTTTACTAAACTTTAGGTTAGAAGGAGCGTATTTATTTTCTACACCATATGGATCAATAGTATAATTTATAATATTACTTGGAATATTTGTATCTTTTATATCACGTATAAAAGAATTTCCAACTGTATTTAACCCAACTTTATTCTATATATAATCTTTAGTATATCCAAGTGTGGTTTTACCTACTTTATATATATCTTTAATTTGTTGTAATGGGTTTCCATTAATATTAAGCTTTACACCTCTTAATCCTAACCAATCACCAGGATTTGTAAATTCAGTAATATATTCAGATGGCCTATATCCAATACTATTCTATATGGCGTCAGACATAGCTGTAGACCAATTTTTATGCATAACAACATTACTTGCTGTGTTTACAACCTAAGAGCCAAGTGCACTTGCTGCTACATCTTGAGTTATTGGGTTGGTCCAAAATGCTCCTCCAGGAGCTAATGACGCAGGTGCAGCTTGTATGGCTATTGGGGCAAGACCTAAGCCTAATGTACCAAGTATAACCTTATCTATATCACCAGTCTTAGCTTTAGCCTGATCTTTAGTATATGTATGAGAGCTCGTGTTCTACAACATTCTTGGTTGTACATTAGAAGTATCTATTCCTTTTAGTTTAGATGTACTCTTCTATAATCTTGGAGCAGTAACTAAAACATCATCAAGTATAAATGGTGATTGATACTATCCAACATCAGTTGTAGCTTGTGTTATATCAGATAAACCTTTATTCTTACCATTTGATACAACAGCATATATTTTATTACCTCTTCTCTATACGGTGTCCAAATCAACATTGTAGTTATTTCCAGATTGATCTTGACCTACAAATCCAGCGTTCTTAGCACCTTTAGCAAAGTACCTTAAAGATTCATCATCCTTACCTCCTTTATAACCTGGAAGATTAACCATTGGCTAATCATTTAATACAGCACCCATAGTCTATTCTATAGGAGGAAGATCCATTGAGTGCTCAAATATAAAAGGGCTACCCTATTGCTATGGTACTTCAACCTATGGTTGTGGACCTCTACCAACAGGAGGCAATACGGGCTATTTAAATGCGTTCTAAGCGCTTTCTTCTATAGCCTAAGCTGTTTCCTAAGGTATAAATGTTTTAGGCTGCTACACGGCCATTAAAGCAGGTTTCTGTTGAACTATAGGCTAACCATAATGAACTGCTGCAGCTTTTCTAACAGACTACATACCAGCAAGATTCTTTGTATACTAATCAAGAGGAGCTTCAAAATAACCTATACGTTTAAGCTCTTTAGTATAATCAGCTACAGTATCAGCATTTAAAGCTTTCTTATATTTGCCAGCCATATCGTTTAGATAAGCGTCTATAAAAGCAGCATCATTTTTGTATACGTTATAATCTTTACCATTATAGCCATATCCTCCGTAGTTATGAGCTCTCAATGCTAAAGGGCTTGTTCCGTAAGTGCTCTCGAAAGCCAACTAACTCATAACATTATCATATGTAGACCTCTTTGTATAACCTCTCTTAATAAGACCATTATAAACAAGAGGCCCAAGCTTATTAGCAAATGCCTAAAACTTATTAGGCTATTTGCTACTTGGTTGTTTAATTGGTTTCATAAGCATTAATTCTCACCAGTTACTCTATTCTTTAAAGCTGTAGAAGCTTTAATCTTCTCTCTCTAAAGCGCAGCATCATCTTTCTGCTTCTGTAAAGCCATTTCGTGGTCCATACGCTTCTTTTCTAAGCTTATCTTAGCATCTTCTATCTCACGCTTCTAACGCGCCTCATAACGCTTTAAATAAGCTTCCTGGTCAATCTTACGTTGCTCTGTAGCATCCTTTGCAATCTCCATAGGATCTGGTATGCCATTCATATTAGCATCCTTATCCTCAGTACCACGATATGCACTAATTTCAGCTACTGCAATCTTAGTCTGATTATCAGCATCAATCTTATAACGCTCAAGATCCATCTTAGCTTCTTCAAGCATAAGCTCTTGTTGTTTAGCCTCATTCTACATCTGTTGTAGTTGTTGCTGCTGCTGAGCTTCAGCCTGCTGCTGTTGCTGCTGCATTTGCTCTTGACGAGTCTGCATATCCTTAAGCTTCTGCTTAAGTATATTGAAGTTATCGTTTGTAAGAATCTCAGCTGCTTCAAGTAAGCTTGCACCATTCTGCATAGCTGGTTGAATAAGCTATTGTAACTTCTGTATATTCTCTATATCTTTAGAAGTATCACTTACAAATACATCCATGTCTTCATAATAGAACTTCTTTGCTATATCTAAGAAAGCTCTTTCTCCATTATCAAATACATATGAAAGTTTCTGCTTGCCAGTACCTTCCCAAGCTCCTTTTGCTGTATTAAGAAGCATAGTCATCACGTGTCTCTTACACTGATTGTGAACCCAGAATAAAGGCTCTGTAATGTGAGATGACTGAGTTACAGATCTTTCAACATTACCAACAAGTTCAGATGTACTAATAGCACCTTCTCTCTAAGATGTAATACCAGATATAGTACCAGCTAATAGTTCTATCTTATCCATTAACTATATGTACTCTGATATAACCTATGACATTGTTAAGTCAAGAGAAGTAATCTGGTTGAATGTAGCTGGCTTACCACCTTCACGACCAGGTACATTCCAACCCTCTTCATAAGGATTAATAAAGTTAACACCTACAGAAGATAGATAATGCATCCACCTATCAGGTGTAATATTCATAGACTTAGGGATCTGGGTAATATCCATATTAATTACCTTTCCCTTGTCTCTTGCTATTGCAAGCTCCAGCCGATACCACAGCACAATATACATATATTGTAATGGTTTTAGTATACTAACTAAAGACCTTGGCTTACTGTTTGTTGCACTATAAACACAACCACAATAAGGGAGCTTTTGTGAGTTTGGATTATCAATACTTACATGCTGATATTCAAGTGGCTGTATTCCGAAATATAAATCAGAACCAGCTCTATATCCTTCCCATACCTCTATAATCCAATCTGGTTCTATAGAAACCTCAGTTCCTACAGGTTTGTATGTTTCATCACATATTGTAACCTAAGGCTCTCCAGCTTCATCAAGAACTGTAACATAGAAGATTTTCTTAAATGATTTCCAACACACATGCCATACATTGATAGAATGTTTATTCTAAAATGCAAAGCCATCCTTATCATATATGTGCATTGTTATATGATTAAAATCATCAACTGGTCCTCTTTCTGGCATATCACCAATAGGTGTTCCTGATAAGATTTCATTAAGTCTATTAAGATCTTTCTCATCCATCTTATCATTATATCTATCGTATATCTCAGCTACTGGTAATCTCATCTTACGAACACACCAAGAACCATCTTCTATAAATTCCAAGTCTGGACATTTGTCATAATCAAAGTCCATAGGATTTACACGCTCTGCGTAAGGTTCTCCGTTTTGAACACCTACGTAGTATACTTCAGTACCACTAATCAAACCATCTTTCCAACCTTTTATAAACTCATTATGTAATGAAAGTCTTTCTTTAAGATATTCAAGTGTATGATAAGCAGTATTCTCTACAACATCTTTGTACTCTTTATCCATATACTTAGCTATAGCTTCTGGCGGCATAATCTCACCACTCTGTAACTATTGCTAAAACTATTGCTGTTCTTCTGGACCCATCTTAGACTGTATAGCTGCCATCATATACTACATAAGAATTTCTTTCTCCTTATCTTGTAGCTCTGATACAGCTTCTTGAGATGTGCGAACAACTCTAAAGTTTAATGGTCTTTTAGTCTCCTCACCTATAAGCAAATCAATCTTAGGTCTAATAATATTAAAGTCCTAAGGGGTAGCAGGAAAACCATCATCTACCTTAAATGGATTTGTTATACGCTTAAAGTCTTTCTCGTCAAAGATACTGTTATATAAGTTGTAATAGGTCTACATCTCGCCATGCTGCGTATCACGCCTACCGCCGCCAGAAGTAACATTACCTTCACCTATTATATAATCCACACAGTCATGCTACCACTTTTCGTCTTTCTTAGTTAGCGGGAGCTTCTGCTATGGAAATGCGGCACTATATAAATTATCTTTTACTCCTATCATTGTTAAAATGTATATACAGGTATATCGTCTTGCTGCTACTCATCATTCCACCAAGATTGGCTAAACAATGGCATTTCAAAGAGTTCAACCTATTTGTTTTCTTCTTTACTTTTAGCTACCTTTACCTAATAGAGCTCTTCCCTATACATCATAGTCATACATAATGCTATGACTCTATCGACATTCTTTACGCCATCGTTCTCTATAAGCTCTTCTATTAGAGGTTCGCTATATATTCTTTCTATATTAGGATGTCCTGGCTCAAATTCATCCATAAGCCATTCAAGTATCAATCCTTCTCCGTAAGCCCTAATAGACTTAGTCATATGACATCCTTTTCTTCTTTGTACTTTTGAATCTTTAAATACTTCTGAGATTATCTTATCTGGCTAATCTGCCAATAGATAATCACAATGTTTATTTGTGAAGTAAGGATAAATACCTTTACGTTCATTCTCAAATAACAATCTTGCATTATAAAAGATTAAAAGCTTTCGTACATTTTCATAGTACTCTTCAGCAGTATCAGGTCGTCCTGAATATTCTGCTACAATAACGTCGTTCCAAGCTTCTCCAGCTTTAACACGTTTAAATATAAATGTTGATCCCAAAGAGTTTGTAAAAGATTCATCGTGGTCGTAAGGGTCACACCCTCCTATATATAATCCAAATGGAGGATCTTTAATTGGGTATTCCCATATTACAATTGATCCATGTGGCTTATCATCTTTCTTTAAGTGATATGTTGTTATATCTCCAGACTTCTTTTCAGTAGCTTTAACCTACCCTTCTCCATCCCAAGCTAAGTCTACTACATGTTTCATATTTCGTAGCTTCTCATTTGTTCTAATTCGTGTTAATTGATTCATTAGTAACTATCTTGGGAAGATGTTTTTACCGAGCTCTAATACAGCTTCTTGTGGCTTTAAAGGACGCTCTGATATAAATCTATCAATAGATGTCTGAGATGCACCACCATCTTTTACTTTGTTTCTCTAAGCAATAAGTTCTTCTATAGCTTTCTCTTTAATACTATTGCCATACTAATCCATGAACTTCTACTTACCATTTTCGTCAGTAGATTCCATATTAGACCATGATGGAACAAAGAATCCACATTTAGTCTATTCTTGACCATCATCCCAAATGTTCGGAAAAGCCAAACAGTTGAACGCTTCTGGCTTATAGAATAAATTCTTAAGACCATCAAAAGCACCACCTTCAGTACCACCAGTACCGAAAGCAATCAAAAGGCCAAAAGCTACACCGTCGTCAGTTTCTACAGCGGGCTATTCAACTCGCCATGCCGTTTCAAGATTAGGGAACTTACCACCCTCTTCAAATAGTACAAGTTTACCACGAGTACCACGAAGTCTTTCAGGATCATTCTTAAGTGTGATACCTGTTATGCTCGACAAGTAACCTTGCTCAGTCTACTTACCAAACTCATCAGTAATCTTAAAACCAGCAACACGTTCCATACGCGTGCTTGTAAGACGTTGTTTTGACCAAGCTGTATTCTTGTCTATAAAATCCATTATTTGCCAAGCTTTAGTAAGAAGACCATCACCAATTAAGAACTTCTATTCTGAAGCTACAGCAAAACTTTTAGATCCAGGTATTAACTCATAATTACGTACTAACATAGATGCTCCTTTAAATGAGTATCCGCGCTGTCTTGATTTAAGTACAACTAAATGCTTACCTTCAGTTTCAGCTTCTTCTATGGCGTTAAAGTAATAGTAGTCATAATCCCAGAAGTTTGGGAACTCTAATATACGTTCACGTCTTGTACGTTTATTACCATATCTATCTGTATACTCAACCTCACTAAGTTTCATAATTGGGCTATAGTTAAGATAAAAGTAATTATATCCACTTATAGCATCACCATCAGGAGCAACATATCCATATAAACATCTATTAGTTTCTTCATCCCAGTACTTTATATAATCAGTAGTTCCTGGAGGAGCTAATGTATAAGTACCGTGTTCTTTAAAGAATATAGCTGCCTATCTAAATTTATCACTATTATAAATCTTCTTATTAAAGTCAACCATAATTATTTAACTGTTTCATATAGACCGATAACACCACCGCCTTTAACTTTACCAGATTCAAGCTGTTCAGCTTTAGCTTGCTTCATAGCTATATCTAATGATTTAACTACTCCGCTAACATCTTTAAGTATTCGTGTGATTTTAAGCGCTGTGTCTATATCCATACTACCTTCTGAATACTAATTCAGAGTTTCAATCAATCCCTCTGCTGCTGACTATGAAGATGAAAGCAGTCTGGTTCCAGGAGTCTGTTGAAACTCCTGAAACCTTTTTGCTAATATCATCATTTCGGCAGTAGGTTTATATTTATCATCATTGAACATATCTTTGCCTACAACAGATTGTCTTTCTTTCTCTGGATAAGCCTCGTATGGACTATTCCATTTATATAGCCAAATAATATATTCAATCTCTTTTAGCGCCTAAGATTTATCTTCAGCATTATTATAATACTCCTTAAATGGAGGTATAGCTAAATCCTAAGTACTAAGTTTTATCTTACCACCTTGTATATCAAACATTATTAAATATTTTTAGCTAATATTTCACCTGCATGTATATTATCACTTGTAACACCAGTTACATATGGGTCTAAATTATCAAGATCTTCTTTAGTTTTAGCTGTCCATACCTCAAGTGCGCAGTTCTTCAAAACTAACCATTCAATAGAATTAGCTTCTGCAGTTTTAAGGTTGTTTATATTTACATCAACAAATAAATAAGCTTTAGATGCATTTGCATCATTATTAAATTCATCTATCTTACTTAATAATGTAGTCCACTGTGAGAATGAGCCTCCTATTTTATCAAAATAAACAATACCGTATCTATAGTTCTAATTTTTTGCAGCCATAAGTCTTAACGTATATGGTGTTGAAGATATAAATGTAGCATTACCTTTTAATCCATATCTATTAACAATATCAAGTAGTTTGAAACAGTATGGTTTGTTATTGTATAATGGATTACCAGTATCATTTGTATTACTCTACCACATTTTTCCTTGTTTTATTTCGATATATGGATGCAAACCACATTCTTTACATGTTTTGCAGAATTCTTCAAGAGTATCAACTTTCTCTCCATTTGGACCATGGAATGCAAGTATGTCTGCAAGAGTATGATCTCCATACTTATATGAAGTATCTGTAAGTGTAATTGTGCCATTCGTATAATCAACAGGAACATTGTCATCATGACTTACTATAAACTTACCATCCTTAGTCATGTATGTATCAGTTTCCACATATCTCCAACCTTCTTTTGCAGCAGCTCTAAACGCAGCTAAAGAATTAGCCCTTTCAAGTTTATGAAAACCCTGATGAGCTATACCACGCATAACCTTATCATCGTTAGTATGATCTTTCTTAGTTTCAGTTTGAGCTGTAGGTTTAAATTCTGGATTAGATGTTCTTAACATTACTCTTCCATAAGATGGCAAATCGTTTGTTTGAACTCCAGGACTATCATTTTCAGTAGCTATTAATATTACATAGTAACTATCTGTTGTAACTGTATATTTCTTACCAGCAGTATTCCAATCTGCCATACCAAATCTATTATCAGAAATCTTCCAACCAATATACATTCTAAGATTATTCGGAATAGTGATTACATCGCCTTGTTTTAAATTTGCTGTAAAATAAACACGTTTTACATTTTGGCTTATAGACCACATTGATAACGGTTTAATAGTAACATTACCATTAACAAATTCAGATGTTATATCAATATCCCAAGGACCATTACTATTTAGAGATACTGCTGTTTCTATATCAGAGATAACCTGTTGTAATGATTTTGTGCTATCGTCAGATACATTTGTTCCATCATATCCGCCAACTCCATTTACATATAATGCATTTGTAGAGGTATTATCTGTAGTATTTTTCTTAGCAATTAATTCAAGAGCGTTTAAACCACCATTTGACAAAGATCCAGCACCAATAGAGAATACTGTATTATATTGATAATTTCCTACAGTTTTATTATTTGTTATATTATAAACACCACTTGCAAACTCACCACTATTAGAAACTTTGTTTCCGATACCAAAACACTAAATATTATTTGGATATTTACCAGTTGATGAAGGATTACTCTTTAAAGCCGTTCCAATAAATATAGAATTACTTCCTCCGCTAAAAATTGCATTTCCTCCCAATATGTTACTTCTACCATCAGATGTAACAGATACTGCTACTACATAATAACATTCACTTAGCTTATCTAAGTTAGGGTTATTCATTTCTATTGTATCATCGTCTATTCTTGTAAAACTATTAGATACTCTGGTTAAAGTTTCAGTGTCAGATATTTTTTCAAATACAAGTTTACGATCTTTAATATTAATAGCAAATCTATCTGTTATTCCCAAAAAGTCTTCTTTTAGCTAATATTCAATAATACTACCCTTTTTAACTAATAGTCTTAATTTGCCACCAGGATTTTTCTTAACCTATATAGCAATTCTAAATCCTAATAAAATGTTATTAGAAGCATTATTTGTTGAATATAAGCCAGATCCAATAGCAAGGTTATTTTTACCTAAAATAACATTGATGTTTCCAAGATTTAAGTTTGCATCTCCGCTTACATGATTAAGTGAAAAATCTGAAGGATATTCTTTGTTCTATAAATCAATAGACAAATAACCATTTTCTTTTTCAGATAACATATTAAGCTGTGTTGTATATAACTTATTTCCAGTATTATCAACACTATATAAGACTTGGCTTGGTTTTATATATTTATCAAGATTTGAGCTTGTATTATTTGAATTACCTCCTTGTTGTCCAGGTGTCTATGACCCTGATCCAGATGATGCTTGACCAGCCAAACTTAATGTAGCATTAGCATCTAACACATAACCTTTTGGATAACCTTTACTCTCATTACCGATAATAACATTAAGATTTTCTGGATATATTAAACCGCCACCAGTAAGTGCGGAATTAACTAATTTTGCTGTATTCATATTATTATATTAATTTAATCCCGCATCCATTATACGGTTTTATAATTATTTGTTATATTATTATTAATCAATGTCTTAGGATTCTCATGTACTACATAAGCACTACTATAACCTCTAAATACATTACTAAATCTCTAATTGTTAGAATATTGAGATGCGCTTGTATATCTATTAGATGGGAATACTGCTATAAATTTAAAGTATCCCTAATTGGCATAATTTACATAATTCTAAACAAATGCACTATTTATATCTGTTAAGTTTGTAAACTTCTGGAAAACAGAGTTAAATACTACAGGATTAGAAGCTGTACTCTCTGATGCTTTAACCATAGCAAATACTCTACTAATACTACCAAGCGTATTGTTTGATATGTAATTAAATGCTGTAAATACCTGATTTGGATATACAGAAGTATTTGCAAACGTACCATTCAATGATGTTATATTAGGAGCGTATTCAAAGAAGTGTGGAGGTATTACATATACATCACTACTGCTACTACTCTTTGAAACTCTTGTTAAACTTGAACATGAGTTAAACATATTTGACAAGTCTTTCTTAAAGTTCTTAAATGGAAGTAACAGTATATCTGGTATTCTACCCCTGAGGCCAGATTCGTTGTAATGCGGCCATTGTGGACCGCAGCTATTAAATATACTTGTAATATCACAATTACCATTACAATATCTAAACAAGTCTGGAGCACAACAGAAGTTTAAGCTACCATTAACAACATTATTACCTTGTCCTATAGATATTAATATTGTATTAGGATCATGTTCGTAATCACCATTATGTTTATTATCTTTAGTAGTTACTCCGTCGTAAGACCACATTATAGTTTCATCAATATTATCGTAGCTTGTATTAATAGAAATAACGCCGCCTTTGTATATAAACTTAAATGGATTATAATTCTCATTGTGTATCAACTCTGGATCACTGTTTATATACGGTTCTATTCTACTATTTGCAAATGCATTCTACAAACCAAGTATTGATGTATTTGGAGCTTCAGTAGATACAACTTGTTTGAAATACAATACACCTTCTGGGTTAGTTACCTCTTCCCAATTTCCAGCATTCTTACTAAACCACTTAACTACATTGTTAGTATTCTCCATCTTAACTTCACTACCATCATCTCTTACTATATTATATATGATAACTTTTTTATTATCCCTATACTCAGAATCAGTAGTTAATGTTCCATCTTGTATACCATAATAAGTATTACTTATAGTTCTACTACCGTGATAGAATAATCTATATGGTATATAACTCTAATTACTTTCAGAGTATGATGAGTTTGAGAATATACCATTAGCATACTAAAGATTAGGACAATTAGCAAATCCATTAGATGTCAACTTATATGTAAACTTGACATCTCTAAACAATCCAACAACATTATTAAGCTTTGTATTATTTAAGAATAATGAACCTGGAAGTTCTACATGGTTACCATTTATCTAATTAGGCATTGTTGTATATGCAAAGAATCCACAACAATTCTAAAGTTTAGGACAATTCTTAAATATATCATATGGGAATTGACCGCTAACAACTTTATTACAACCAGAGCCAAACGTAGTCTAACTATAATTGTTATCTACACAATCTATTGATGTAAGATTTACAAATCCTTTGAAAGAGTCATTGTTTATATTAAAGGTAACTCCTACATTTAATTTCTCAGAAGATAAGAATCCGTTTATTCTTGTAACATATTGTGGGTTCTTAAATATTCTTGTAAAATCAATTACACCATGACCATAATTAGCTATAAAAGATACAGAAACTGAAGAAACATTTGTTGTTATGTTTATCGTATCATAATCTATATAATTAGCATTTACAAATCTACTTATATTGCTAAGGCTTGTTAAGTTCTTAAAGAAGTCTTTAAGATTGCCATATAGAGATGGATTAGCTTTAAATGATTCATCAGGATTATCTTTTATTGCTGTATTAAACACATCAGATGTATTAAGCGCATTTGTGTTGTTCACAATTACATTGCTTGTGCTACTTAATAAGTATTCAACTTTATTTATCTTATAGTCTTTAGAACTATGTCTAAATAAGAATCTATCAAATACTCCAGTTGTTGGTCCAGTCCAAATATCACTAATATCAATAAGAGAATCTACAAGTGGACTAAACAAACCATCATCTACAGTTACATTCTCACCAATAAAGTGCGGAGAGTATAATACTGCACTGTTTCCCCAACATCCAGTAAACGTATCATGTAAAGAAGTAATACCTTTAGCAAGCTTAAACATATATCTATTAGGAGAGTTATCAGCTTGGCTTGTCTTCTAAAACTTAGCATTCTATACAAAGTAGAACATTGTATCAAGATTCTTAAGCGAACCTAAATTCTACATTGTATAATATATATCAAACAAAGTACATGCTGTACTAGCATACATTGACAATGCATTATCTACATCTTGGAATGTAATATTTGTCTGCTTATTTGATACATTTATAGGCATAACAAAGTTATCATCAGGTATAGCATTGTTTGTAATAATTTCACTTGGAAGTTTTACAACATGTGTATTATCAGCTATAGCCTAAACATTCTTACCTTGGAAGTTAACGGTACTTGTAGTTCCATGTATAGAGAATTTAGATAAACCACTGAAACACTTGTTACACTTAACAACTATATTACCATATACTCTTAATAGATTATCACACTTCTCAAAAGTATTAGTTATATATGCAGGTCTATTAGTATCTGTAGAGAATTGAATTTCTTTAACACAAGTATTATACTGTATGTTAAATTCTTGTATACTTGAAAAATCTGATAAATCAAGAAGCTAACCGTTATTGAAATTACTAATAGAAGTATTATTCAAATATAGTTTAAGTATATTCTATTGATTACAATTAGTAATATTAGCAGTCTTTAAGTTATAGTTACCAGACAGATTAATATTTGTTAGACTACTTAAATCTGATAATGTAACAAAGTTATCTTCTCTACCACCAACAAGCTAAGCGTTATTTACTATCTTAACATCAGATAGATTAGGACAGTTCTCTATATCTACAATCTCAAGATTAATATTACTATCAACTATAAGCTTCTATAAGTTCTCACAATGTGTAATCTTTACACTTCTCAAGTTAGCATAACCAGTAAGATTTAACTCTTTAATAGTATTACAATCTTCTATGTATACAGAGCTTAGGTTATTACATCCTGAAAGATCTAAATCTGGAAGATACTGTTGATGTATAAGCCTTAAGTCAATAATATTACTATTTGTGATATTAAGACTTTGCAAAGGTACATTCGTTGGTATAAATATATTAGTAATACAATTACTACCAGAAATATCAATATCAGTTAATTTTGTAAACTTAGTCTTAGCATTTGTAGTGCCAGGATTCTATTCAATATCAAGATAGAATGAGTCTCCACTAACAGCACATGCAGTGTTTGCAAAGTTTATAGTTCTAACCTCTGATACACTTGCCTGTCTAAATACATCAAGACTAAACTGTCCACTAAAGTACTTATTGTTATGCATATCTATAGTATGTATAGCTGGCAAACCAAGAGGATCAATATTTAACTCATTTATAGATTTAGCAATAGAGCTAATCTTCATATTGTATAATGGAGTCAATTTATCTCCAAGTTCTATAATTGAATTAGAGTTGTTAATAGTCCAAGTATAAGGACCACCTTGCTGCATATTACCAACATTAACATAAGTCTTTGTATTGTTTGGTAGGAAGTAGAACGCCTGAACAGTATCACCAACAGCTATTCTTGATATAACTGGGCAGTTAGATGTTACTGGTAAAGCATCAACCTAAGTACCAGCAACAGTGGCATTAACTGTAACGTCAGTGTTATTCTTGAACGTCATAGATGCTTGTCTCTTAGACATATCTCTCCATCTGAATAAACTATCCAAGAATACAACGTGTTTCTTAAGCCACGTTCTATTATGAGCTACCTTACGACCATGAAGCTTTACAATATCCTTAGCATTTGTAATGATGTTACTTGTAAACTGAAGCATATACTTAAGCTTGTAGTCATAGTTAAATATAAGAGATCCGCAAAGCTCTGTTTGCTTTACAAAGTACTTATCTGTAAAGTAATTCATAAATGTATCATAACCATTAGCGTTTGCTAAAGCTTCAGTAAAGCTTCTAAACTCATACCAATACTGAGCATATATAGAGTTTACCGTATCTTGACCGTCTCTCCATTTTGCTTTTGTAAATGGAGTATCAAGAGATAACCACAGTTTATTAGTATTTGCAGATACTGTAGTTTTAGACAAACCTTTATCATGGTTAAATGTTTCAGCTACATATTTCATACCTTGTGTAGCGTTCTCAGATGTAGCTTGATTAGTTATATACTTAATCCACACATCTGGATCAATCTTAAGTTCTCCTTGGTTATCACTACCATTAGCCGTATCAAGGTCATAGAAGTCAACATAGAATGTAGATCCATCCCATGTTCTATATGTAGAGTTCTTACCAAAGTTATCTACAAGGCCAAAGTAGTTACATATAATAAAGTATTTGAAAGCACTATCTACACTAAATCCCATATTATCACTAATACTATTAGGATCAACTATAATCTATTGCTTTCTATTTAATTTACTATAATTACCACTTGAATCAACTGTATACTGATCATAAGAACCAGAGATCATAGGAATTGTATTAGATCCGTTAACATCACTTGAATAACAACCTTCAATAGGAAGTTTCATGATGTTTGAAACAAACTCTTTAAAGCCTTGATAATCTGAAGTTCTCTTACCACTTGGGAATCTAACTTCATACTTCTGATTTAGAATATTATCATCATTCTGCCAGAAGTCACCCTTACTTGTATCAAGATCTTCTGGAAGACTATTTGTTATTCTTTCAAATCCAACAAGTGAGTTAGTATCTTTAATCTCAATCCAAGCTGATTTATCTTGATCAAACGTTTCGTCTATCTCTACATTATCAGCGTAGAATGGGAACGTTGTAACTTGAATTGGATTATGATCTGTAGCATTCTTAATTGACTTAACCTACTTAAAACCTAAGTTTCTATGAGCGTCACGACCAATGTTGAATGAGTAAACTCCAAGAGGAGTTACAGACAATGTGTTCTAAGCGTCTGTATAGAACTTTATAATAACAAACACAGGGAAACCTTCAACTGTATGTTTAAGAGTAGCTGTAGGCTGTTGTGTTTTAACATAAGGAGAATCGTACACGTTCTTTAAAGCTGCAGGATCAAATGGGAAGTAAGGATTATCCTTCTTACCAAGTTCAGTATTTATAAATGAACCAATAGCAGCATTATTCGCATGAGAACTATCTACAATATCAGCCTTAAGTGTATAAGTTTGTTCTGGTATCCATGTTGACTTAGGAGTAAATATAGTACCAGTTGGCAATGTAATATTTAAGTTCTTTACTGAGTCTTTAAGAGTAGATGTACCCTGAAGACTTATAGTAGCATTCTTAATAGTCTTTACAGAATTATCAGTATTAGAACCATCATTGCTAATACCAATTGGATCCCAGTACTGAACAACTTTATTCTCTGTTTCTGGTAATGTTACAGAAGAAGATGACTGTTGTTTAACAAATGAGTTGAATGACCATGATGAATCATTACTAACATCAATAAGCATAATTGGAACACCAATTTCTTTTGCATTCTCAGTAAGCTTATTTACATCAAGTCTGTTATTAGAATCAAGCAAGAAGTCTATAGTGTATTGCTGTGCATCTTGATTATAAAGCAAAGACTTAATATTTCCATCAGCATCTCTTGAGCAGAAGTTCTTCTTCAACTCTGCATCAATTCTACCATAATTAGGAGCACTATTAACGTAGTTTGTAGCTATAATGTTATTTATATGCTAACACATTATATCAAACTCATTAAGAGCTTCTGTGTAAATTCTAATATTATATATATTAGTATCACACTTATTTATTAAGTATTCCTTACCACCTTTGATGTATCTTCTACAACCTACATATAAACTATCACCCATCTTTATTCTGGTTGACAGTTTACGTACTGCCGATACTACACCATCAAGATATACTTTAACAATGTATTCTATATTACCATCAACTAACTATGAGTAACAAACTATCGCAATATCATTATCAATATTATCTTCAAGTTCGAGAACTCTTTGGTTGTCAATATACAAACCATGTACGTCTATAGATATACCGTTTGTAATATCACCTAAGTTATTATCAGCTACAGAAACATTACCAGAGAATAATATAGTTCTATTATCATCTGGGTGATAATCAGCATGATAGTGTAGGCATATTGTATATACATCACCTAAAGATGATAGTAAATCGTCAAACTTATAATCTGAATTATCAAGCTTAAACTTGTTGATAATACCAGTAGCTCCATTACTTACTCTATAATAGAACTCTCCAGTATCTTTAACGCTTATAGTAGATCTAACATTCTGCTTGATAGTAGACATATTAGACTTAGCTACTTTTGATTTAAGCTTATACAAAGTATTGCTATATGGAAACTCATATGTACCTTGATTAAAGTTTCTTGCAGTCATGTCAAAGATACAGTTATTATACATATTAAATGTATCATTGATATAGTTAACTTTTGACTTAATAAACTTTACATAGTATATAGCTTCTGCTGTTTTATCACCAGCTTTAACTACAACTCTTACTTTAGATACTTTATCTTTTATAGCAAATTCTTTATTTGATACAGATATATAATCTTTAACAGTTTGTGCAAATATACCAGGTTGATTAGATCTAACTTGAGTATCATCAATAAATATATCGTAGTTAAATGATGTTAACTATGATACATATGGAGTAAATTCAAGATATAAACTACCATCAATATTAACCTCTACAGGATTATTCTAATCCTTACTCATAACATTAGTTGAAATCATAATGTTATTTGATACAAGAGTTAATGAAGACTTAATAGTTTTAGTTATATTCTAATCTTGTTTATTTGTAAGAGTTTGTTTTACTGTATATACATCTATCCATTTTGTATCTTCTGTAAACAAGTCAGACAATTCTATAGAGTTAGTCTATTGATTTGTAGAAGCTACACTTATATCGTAAGACTTCTAAATAGTATTACTATTGCCCTATATGGTCAAATCTAATGTATACTGTCCAATAGTACCAACGCTATATTGTAGTTTGATAAATGATGTATTAAGCGTTGTTAATGAAGCAGCAACGTCTTCACATTTTAGTACAATATTATTATCAATAACAGAACCACTCCATTGGCCTTGTCCATACACGCCATTACTATCATCATTATAAGATGCTGATATAACAAGTCTACCAGTATGGTTATTCAACGATTTAGCAATACTTATATAAGGTATAAAGAATACACTATTAGATGCATTTACTGATGTAGCATATACCTTTGTGCTACCAACATAAGCTGATATTTCCCAAGGTTTATTATACTTAACAGATATGCCTTCAACGTTAACTTGTAAACCATCTTCTCCCATATTAATGGTTGAATTTGATTCTTTATTATTAACCTTGATTGTTACTGATAATTCTTCACCTGATGGAACCGTACCTCCTCCGCCACCAGATCCGCCTCCACCATGAAGTGCAAGCCATGATATATTTCCTTGTGCTACAGAAAGATCATCTTTTAATCTTTCAATAGCAGTATCTACTGATATTACCGATTCGTTAGCTTTTAGCATCTTGGGATTAGTTAGAGACACTCCTTTAGCATCGCTACTCATTAATATCTCCCATTTGCTACGATCGGTATTAAATTTCTTTAAGTTATTCATTATTAAAAGATTAAAGAGTTATTGTATACGTTTCTGTGCTTGTTATATTATAAGCTTGTTTATCAGCTTCAGATGTAGGTTCACAAGTCATACTAACAGTAGTTAAGTTAGGAATCTGTTTATTTGGATCCCACTTAGCAGTGTTCTTATCTTCATTAACATCCCATACACCATGTATCTATTTAGCCTCAACAACTACAGAGTTGTTTGTAACCTTATACTTTATATACATAGGATAATGCTGCTTTCTATTCTCATTAGGAGTAGTAGCATTTGATGCTGCCTTGAAGTAAGACATAAGCCAAGGTATTAAGTATTCATCTCCAGAAGGCTGTTCTTTATTGGAAACAAGCTTATATCCAGTAGCCTAAGACATAACGTATGTAGGAGCTGTAATTGTGTCTACAAGCTCGTATCTTGCATAGTTGTTAGATGGATCAATATCTTGCTGTCTTGTAACCTAAATTACTGGACGTCTTGATAAAGTATCATCAACATCTCCCATTATATCTATAGCTGGGTTAACTTTATTCTCAGATGTAATGTAATTCTCTGGTGCATCATATATAGGCTTACTTAATGTATAAGTATGCTTATGACCACCAAATACCATCTTTATACCATGCTTCTTAAACAGTCTTGAGAATCTATATTTACCAGCAGTATTATGCGTGTTAAGATGAGAACCTTCTCTACCAGCACTACCTTTCATAAACTGCCAAGTAACCATTGTAAATGGCATCTCGTGCATATATACGAATGGCTTCTTAACAAGCTTACCTGAGTTCATAAGTGATTCAAACCAAGTCTCAATACTCTGATTAGCAGCTTGTGCGAACGATGCGTCTGCTATACCATTATTATATGTCTTACTTGAAGCTTCTGCTGTTTCTGAATTTAAACATACAAAACTAAAGTCTCCATATGTATAATAGTATAAAGAATATAAAGGGTATGTACCTCCATTCCAAGTAAAGTTATAATCAAAGTCTGGATCAAGCTCAAATGTAAAGTATCTCAATACATTAATATGATTGAACTTAGAAGTAGCGTCTTCTCCATCTGTAAGAAGAGTTGGCTGTTCGCTACATAGGTCATTGTTACCTATAGTAAACATCTCTGTCTTATTTGGAGTAAATGTATCAAGAGCTTCATAGTAATCAATCCACTCATTCTCTCTATTACCGCTCTATGCAATATCTCCAGTATTAACTAAGAAGTCAAAGTCCTCTTTAGCCATTATACCAGCAGACCTAAACCAAGGTCTATAATCTAACCAGCTGAATCCCTATTGATCAGTCTCTTGTATAAAAGTAAATCCATTAGCAGCAACATCAGAATTACTTGCTACATTTGTTTTATAGATCTTGCTCTTATATGATTCGTCTGTAAATCTACCTACTTGATATTCATATTCACCAGCTTCAAATGTATTACTTAAAACAACCTTATGAGTTGTTACCCACATACCACTTGGAGTTCTCCATCTAAGTCTCTTATAATGATCTATGAACTTATTTATAGCTGATGTGTTATTCTTATCATCTTGTGTTATAGATCTAACTACAGTCCATTCAGTTTGGCCAACTTTCCTATATCTAAGATACTCGTCGTAGTTACCAACTGATACCCAGTTAAAGCATCTTGATGCCTTATAAGTATCTCCAGCTGTAGCATGTATACCAAATGTACATCTAACACAGTTAGGTTTAAATGGATCAAACGATGTCTTATTTGTAAAGAAGTTCTTGCCTTCCCATGAAGCTTTAGGTGTAAACTTCTGCTTAAGACTATCTGGGTAGTAATACATTGGAACGTTACCTGCAAACTATGTCTATGTATTCATATTTATATATGTCCACAAAGACTTAGTCTTTCTTGCGCCGTACGCCTTATTTCCTTGCTTAGAAGGCTCAAGCATAAACCATCTTACATACACACAGTCTTTAGCATTATCTGTACTATTAACCTAGAATGTAGCATCACCTTCATATACAGAACCTGAACCAAATCCGCAGCTATCAATATAGCCTTGATATGTAAAGTTCTTATTCCATGGAGACTTTAACTCTCCTTTATCAAGAGGATTACCTTGCTGATCATATACCCAGTTGTTATCAATATCGCCAACACATAAATAGAAGCTTGAAGCGTCTTGACTAAACCCAATTGGATTATCACCATCCATCCATATCTGATCATATGAATTAACTTCTATAAATGCACTCTTGTTAGTATTGCATCTCTGTCCACGTATTAAATATGTAGAACCAGCTTTTATAATACCGTCAAGTTTAAGAGTCTTCCACTTAAAACCATTGTGACCATTACCATATAGAGTTCCATCTGTATATAACAACATTAAACCATTCAGGTTAATATCGTTATTTGAACCATTTGCAAGCTCTATAAAGTTATGACTACATATCTGATTATCGTTGTTAACACCTCCACAGTATACTTCATTTATACATAACAAATGGTCAACGTATACTTTCCATGCAGGATCAACGTTACCAACCTTTGTAACCTGAATGCTCTTCTTTCTTACAGTTATATTACCATTCTGATCAACTTGTACATTATAAGCAGAATCTCCATCAGTAAATGTAAGATGATCAAGATGTGTAGCATATAAGTCATCTACAGATATACCGCCGCCAGATCCTCCAGAAGATTGTTCACTTCCAACTACATTAAACTTACCATCTTTATACAGAACTACTTTCTTTCTATCTGTATAATACAGAAGCTCACCATCTATAAGATTCTACCTATTCTTACTAAAGTTAATAGCTGTATCCATCTTTATGGATATATGATTAACTGTAGGTTCTATGCCAGTTGTATTTGGCTGTGTAGGATCTGTATTAACATTATGTTCTTCTGTTATCTCAGTAGGTCTAATAGGATCTGCTGTACGCATAATCATCTATCTTGCACTGGAGTTAGAATCTCCAGCTACAATACCATTAAGGATCATCTTATTTATAGTACCCATATTTGAGTATATATCCCTAATAGCCTCTTTAATCTTTAATAGCTCATCTGAATTAGAGCTATCTAAATGAACACCTTCACTGGTGTCTAACCATAGTACATCTTTTGTACTTGGTTCAACTTCGCCAACATATAAAACATTACTTATATTAAAGTTGTTTACAATGTTGCGTAATTCTTTTATAGAAGTGGAATTATGTTCTATGCCTGTAGTATTAGTTTCTATAAGTCTACGAGCATCATTTATAATGTTATCTTTGCCATCTATGTAGTTCTTAAGCTTATCTATCTATGCTTTAAGATCAACATAATCAATTGAAGGTGGATTACTACCACCACCACTATGACCACCAGAACTAAATCCACCTTTCAACAATATCTTCCTAATGGAATTAGCGTCTAATATATCTCCTTCTTCAAATACTTGTCTTGTGATGCTATCGCTATCACTAAACATAATAACTCGAGGAGTCTTTGGATTAAACACATTTTCCACAAGTCTGGAACCAAAAAGTTTAGATTTCTTCATGTGCTATAATTTATATAATTATACAAACAAGGAAAGGGAACTACACATTATTGTGTAATCCCCTTACCGTCGGAATTTTGCCAGTACCATTTACGACGCCATTCCGCATAGCCTTGTCACGCGTTACTCAGCTATCTCAGATCCGCTCACGGAATCCGCCGCTACCATAGTAGCATCTGTAGTAGTACTCTCAACGTCTTGAGTCTTCTCTGCAGCTGCATCAGGCGCGCTCAACTTCTCATCGCTGGAACCATAACCACCTTCACCACGTTCTGTCTCACTAAGCTCTGCTACCTCTGTAATTGTAACTTCTGGAATAGGCATGATAATCAACTGAGCAAATCTCTCACCAACCTTGTATACAGCTGGAGCAGCATCAGTAGTAACATGCATCTTAGCAGTAATCTCACCACGATAGCCAGAATCAATCACACCAACAGCATTAGTTAAAAACATAGACTTCTTAGAAATAGAAGAACGAGGGAACACTAAACCAACATGGCCTTCTGGAATTTCTACAGCCAGACCGCAATGGTATACAACAACAGTCTGACCACAATCATTTGGTTCAAGTGTAATATCTGTTGCTGTTAAGTCAAGTCCTGCGTCACCTTTGTGTGCGCGTATAGGCAATACAGCCTTCTCATCTAATCTTTTAATTTTTAGTTCCATTCGTATTTAGTTAAAATTATACATAAACAAGTTATCCCACTAGGATTCGAACCCAGACTAAGAGGGTTTATTAAACCGACTGTTGCATCCAACCCGAAGGTCAGTCTTCTCGTTCAGTCTGTCACGCTGCATTTAGCTTGCGCCTCGTCAACATTGTTTTCCGAGATATTTAGAGAAGATTCTAATTGTGGATTATTTATTATCCCACAACCATCCAACACAACCCAATAACTATTTAACCAAAAGTTGTCTTTATTTCGCATTATTGTACGTGTACATGTTTTTATACGTTTTGTAGTAACTTCGTTATTTGCAATTAAATCTTTTGCAGTTTCAACTAAGCTACCATATCGCTTTATTTCATTATGATTAGAGTCATAACGTATTACATACTTTTGATTTGAGTGCTTTTGACCAGACTCATTTACTATTTTCGTAACAACACATCTACGTATTCCTAATAAAGTAGATGTCTTTTTAACGCTTTTGCAATCTTTATAAGTAGATTCTACAAGTGTTCGTAATTCTTCTGTAATAGTATATTCTGATTCGTTACGTTGTTGATTTCTACTTCCATATGTAGTAGTTTGACTATGACAATTTGGACAAAGAAATCTGAGGTTTTCTAATCTATTATCGTTATTTATACCATTAATGTGATCCAACTCTAAGCTAAGTGTTTTATTATTCCATTCAACAGTTCCACATATTGCGCATTTGTATGGAATTAAATTATTAGCTAATATATATCTGCGTAATACAGATCTTTGATGTTTTGAGTTTTCTTTTAATAGTTTTTCAGGATCTACTTTATTAATATTTGTTTTCAAAATAGATTTTCCTTTAAAATCAGATGAAGTTAGATGTAATTCATCCATTCGTCTACGTACTTGTGAAAATCCCCAAGAGTTTCCTTTTATACTATATCCCAATTTAAATAAAACTTCTGAGATATTGCAGCTTTCTTTTATTAAAGAAATAAACTGTTCGTCCGTTTCTTTATAGATTTTGTTTGTCATGTCAATTATTAGTTATTGAATTTCTAAGAGCCTCCTGTGCTAGCCGTTACACCATAGGACAATGTTATACTCCAGTAAGTCAAAACTATACCATATTATTACTAATATGCAATCTTGTGTGTGTCTTGCATCGACTGCACCCGTGCATTGTAGAGTATAATGTGCGGATTTTAAAGATGCCGCACCATCTTATGATAAACATTTAATCAAATGTTATTGATTAATTCATTTACTTTGATATAAATGTAATGTAGATAAATTTTTATACTAAAATCAATTTTATTATGAAAAATAAAAATTGTAGTTACGGAGGCAGGATTCGAACCTGCGATCTTTAGGTTATGAGCCTAACGAGTTACCACTTCTCCACTCCGCGATGTTAGCTCTTTGATAGAGCTTATGAAAATATCATTTCTTATAGTCAATCCATCTTTACAGCGTGGATAATCTGTTAAATTAATTAAACTGCTTTGCTTATTTTATCGCAACAACAATCAGCTTTTTCATCACGCTTATTACGCTCTTCAATATTAGTCTTAATATAATTAGCGACAGCATCATTTCTGAATGTTACAATTTCAGCAGTATCGCCTCTATGGAATGTAAAAACAATATCATCTTTCTTAACATTGAATATTTTGCCATTCATTGATATCTCCATATCTTCAAGAGCTACAAATGTATCACCCATTGACAACCATACAGAAGGGATTGTTGCAAGTTCAAATACTCCGTTATTTTCTGCAATGCTATAAATAGCACCTCTAACTTCAACAGCTTTCTTCATGATTACTTATTATTACGTGTTACCCAATTCCACAATCTCTTAATAAGAGAAGTCTTCTTAATTACAACCTGTCCGTTCTTAACCTTAAGAGACTCACCTTCCTTAAGTTCAACTGCGCTAACCTTTGTAATGTTACAATCGCCATTTGAGAAGTTAAGTGCTGTACCAGTGCTAAAAGCTTCATTCAAGAAGTCATTAATAGCATCCTTCTCAACAATGTCACAGTACTGTGCAAACATGTGCTTGTCAATTGGAGCACCGTTGTTAATGTTACCTTCTACTGTACAGATAACAACATCATCGTATGTCTCACACTTTGAGAGGTCGATGTTAAACTTTGCGTAATCTTTCTTTGTGTACTTCATTTTGTAGTATATTCTTTTTGTTTATTATCCTTGTATCTCCGTTTAAGCTTAAACTTAAATAGCTTGTTAAAAAGTATATCACTTGTATATTCTGACTTCATTATCTATTCTGTCTATTTGAATACATGCTGACAAACTTTCTTTACAGTTTCTAAATCGTATCCTGTTTCTTTAGATATTTCTTTAGAGATAGAGTTTATATCTATCATCTGCAAACAGCTACTATATCGTAGTAATGAACTAACTTACTGTCTTTAAGCAAATCAAAATACTCACCTCTCATGTTTCTAACAAGAACAACATCACCAACATTTATCTCGTATGGCATATTATCTTTGTGTTCAAAAGAAAGCGGAGTCTTAATTACTACAGCTTTACGAAAATCGGATTCTACTTCTTTTACCTCAGTCTCAACCTTATCAAAGTCTACAGCTTCTACGCCGTTATCATCTTTCTTTGCAGGCTTTACATCGACTGGTTTGCTAAACTCTTTCTTTACCTTAATCGGGTCCAACAGCTTAACTAAGAATGCGTCTGTAAAACTATATTCAATCTTATTAGCAATACTTTCAGCAAGCTGCGACTGATCCATCAATTTGTTATCTTCCATTACTTCTTTAACTCTCTAAGGTGGCTTAAAGCCTTAATCAAATTCTTTAAAACTGTGCCTTTCTCAACCTTCAAACAAGCTGGCTTATCGTCGAAGTCACGATCAAGATTATCAAGCTCTTCGTTATAACGATTAAGCATAATATCAATCTCGTCAAATACGTTTCTGAACGTATCATTCTTCTTGTAGTCAACTTCCTCAAGATAACCACTCTTGATCAACTCTTGTGCGTATACTGAATCAATCTTGAATGTAGCACTAAATGAAAACTTAGAATCGCCAGACTCTGTCTTATCAACAGAACTATCGCTGTCTGTAAATACGTAAGACTTACCGTCTTCTGTGAGAGTCAACTTATCACCTACTTCAAGGTTGAAGAATGGCTCGATTACTTTTAATTCTTTCATCATAGTTGTATATTTTTGTGAAATTCGACTGCGTAACGTAAGATCAGCTTAACTTGGTTGCAAAATTGAAATATTTTTGCAATTTGCAACTTTTGGGTATATATATCCGTTATGGGGGATATAGGGGGTAGGGTGGGTGTGATATATAATATAAACTATATACAAACTATGAAGAATATAGATATATACAAAACAATGTACGAAGTAGATATAGCAGTATGTAACAAGAAATGTACTAATAAAGATATAATAAATAACTTCTTAACATCTGATGACAAAGAAATAACAGAAGAATTTTTATCTGTAAAACCTACTACAAATGCATATACTTTTAGAGCTATAAATAAACATAATAGACATGCTACGTTTGTAGTAAGAATATTAAAGACATTTGGTAATAATAAGTTAGAAAAAGATATAGATCTAATAAATACTATAGCTCATGAAGCTATGCATATAGTATTAGACACATTTGATAAGATGGGGGAAGTAGTTAGTGTACATGTACAAGAGCCTTATGCTTATTACATCGGATGGATATGTGAATGTATATATAAATCATACAAGAAATGAATACTATAGAACTAAACGCAATACTATACTACGCTGATTACTTATCACTTAGAACAATAAGCAAGCCAGTTACAGACAATTGTAAGTATTACTTTGTTCATAATACTCCTATAAATTCTGCATATATAGTAAATCTTGAGCCATTCTATGATAAGGATAATCTATTCTACAAACAGGCTGAAGATGAGTATAATGAGCTTAAGGATAAGTTTGGAGAAGCTGGTGTAATGTCATTCTTAGAAAACATATCAGACCTTAAAGCTTGTGGTACTGTAGGAGCTAAACAAATGCTTAAATGCATACACAGATATAGTACGACAATAGATAGAAAGAAAGCTTTCTCAAGATATTACAGATGGCTTGACAAATAGAAATACATACAATTTGCAGAAGACGAAAATGGCGAACAAATAGAACAAGAATGTTCAAGATACGTAGCTCACTCTGAAAGAATGCGCGGAAAACAAATCGTTTATCAGAGCCCTGAGATGGCTTGAGAAAGAACAAAGATATAGACTTAAAAATGGATTGTACAACAAAGGAAATGATGTTTAATTTATCTTAAGAACAATGGGGAAAATAAGTAAATATAGTAATCTATACAAAGACAACACTTTGATAAGATCTGTAAACAATAAAGGAGTTTTAGAAAAGTATACTCTAAAGGAAGTGCAAGATTTAGTAGATAAGCTTGGTACTGAGAAAGATGAAAACGGTCGTATAAAAGATCAGGAAGGATTTAACAACGCATCATATATACTTATGCAGATGTACAACGATCCTAAGTATAACGATGAAAAGGAAAACTTTATAAAGGAATTAAATGACAGATTGCGAGTTAACAAAGAAGAAGTTGGAAGATCTCTTGACGAGTTGGATAAAGGACTTCAACAAGGTGAAACTAACGAATCCTCCGATACTAACAGTGAGCGCGAAGCTGTACAAGTATCTGGAGAAGATGGGGATAATAAAGGACGGGAAGCTTGTGACGATGTCATCAAATTCGAGCTCGACGGACAAGAAGTTACCATGTCAAAGACAGAAATTGAAAAAGACAAGGAGATGTCTAAAGGATATTTCTTGAAGTCATATGATGTGAATGACAATAAAGAAGAGTACGTAGAATACAAGGAGAATTAACTATGCCAAAGAAAGAAGTATAGAACTATTATCTAAAGTTCACAGATTACGTAGAAGTAATATATGCTGCATACAAGGAGCCTGAAAAAGACTGGGTTCCTTGTACAGACGAAGAAGCACAATAGATTGTTAAACTAAACGCTTAGGCGTACATGATATATAAACAAGCATATGAAGCTAATAGAAAACAAAATAGAAAAGTTAGAGCAAAAGCATGATCTTCTTGGCGTTTACGAACAAATAGAGATAGCTGGTCGTACAGCATACAAATCATTAGATAAAATAGAGTATGATGAAGACGGAAGATCTAAGACAGCTAAAGCGTTCGTAGATAAGATGATAAAGCTTGGTCACGGATCTCCATTAGAGCATGGCACAGTATATCTTAAGTTTCCATCAGACGGTAAAGTAAATATGATATATTGGCTATCAAGCTATACAATTGTTAAAAAAGATCCAAATATATCAGATTCTCCAGTTTATATAACTACAAACTATAGAGTATTAGTTGAAAATGATCTACTTGATGACCTTGAGTTCTTATGTGAACCAACAGAATATCATGAGAAACGCACAACGTTTAGATTGACATGTGCAAGAGTACAAGCTGATTCATTTGTAAGACATAGAGTATTCTCATTCTTGATGGAGTCTACAAGATATTGTAATTATAACGATGGAAAGTTTGATGGTAAAATAACAGTAGTAGAACCAGTTGGGTGGGATGATTTTAGCGCAGTACAACAGAATTTATTCTTTGGAGCGTGGAATTATTCTGAGGATAACTATATGACGTTAATTAAAACTGGTGTTAAGCCTGAAGATGCAAGAGATGTACTCCCACTACAGCTTAAAACAGAGCTTATAATGACAGGTACAGAATCTCAATGGGAAGAGTTCTTTAAGCTAAGAATATCAGATCACGCTCACCCTGATGCAAAGTATATAGCAGAACAAATAAAAGAACAACTATGAATGAACTACTTAAAACAATAAAGTCTATATTTGCAAAAGACAAACTGTATTTTTGTACTAAATATACAAACGAAATTAGTATTGTATATGATACTGTATCTAAGCGAGTAAGTTATGCTAACAGTCATAGTTACAAATATGTATTTAGTGTTATTTATCTGAGTGATGATATAATAATAAAATGTCAAACTTATAACAACATCTCAAGTTGGACGCTTTTAAATTCAACATATTGTCGTACATATCCAAAAGAAAAATTGGCTGACTATATTGATAAAGAGTTAAATGTTTTAGCTAACGAAGTAGATAGTAGTTATAATTGTTATAAAGCAAGTAAAAATGAAAAAGATAATTAAGGCTCTGGCTCACTTATTTCATTGGGTGACTGAGAGCAATAGACTAAAGCATATCAAGTTTGGATTCTATGCTGGTCTATGTGGAACAATATTTGCTGCAATCGGAGCAGGTTTAGCAGCAGAGTACAAGGACAAACAGTATGGGAATAAGTTTGATTGGTTTGATACTGCAGCAACTATAATCGGAGGCATGTTTGGTCAAGCAGTGCAGTTATTAATCCTATTCGTAATACTTAAACTGGTTAGATAATATGAATATTATAAGATTAATAGAAAACTCAAGAAAGCTAAATAATGAACAATTTGGCGTTGTTAAGGATATGTTCAGTAGAGGCAGATATAACTCATTTAAAGCTCTTGAGAGATTCTTAACTCTTGTAGCTGCTGGAATATTATACAGATATTCTATAGAAACATGGGATACGGATAAGCTTCAGTCTATAGCAATAGCATTATTTGGAACACACTTATTGTTGAGAAACATAGTTCTATCAATGCTTGTATCATTAGGATTTGCCATTTCTCTAAACGGTAAACCGTATAAGCATAGGAAGGATCTTAAAGACATAACTAAGATCATGAGGTCATAACAATATAGAGCCGAGGGGATTAATTTCTTCTCGGCTTTTTCATGCTCTAAGGGGAACCCTTTTCTTTCTTTATATATTTCTTTCTTTTAGGAGGGGTTTAGCTAAGCTTATATAGACTATATAAACTATATATACTTACTGTACCCTAATCTCTTTTCTTGCTTACTTCTTTTCTCTATCGAACAGTAGTTTTGTCTGTATATTTACAAATGGGCTCATATAAGCCTCTGTAAGCCCTTATAATTACTCAGGTGGATAAGTTATCCAGAGAGTCTATTATAACGCGTCAGAGAGCCTGTAAATAGCCTTAAATCGAATGTGTTAGTTTAGGATGAAAAAATATTTTTTATTTTATTTTTTTTGTTTTGAGTGTATAGAAACGCGAAACATCAATAATTTTTATAATTTTTAATCTACTTTATGAGTACGAAAACACGGAACATAAATTTTTTATCTATAATTTTTGAATTAAGCGTATAAAAAGACGAAACAAAGAAATAAATTTTTATTATTTTAAAACTACATTATGAGCGTAAATATACGAAATGTAAAATTTTTTGTTATATTTAAAACTTATTTACATGTATAGAAAAGCGAAACATATTTTTTATTTTGTATAAGATCGGTTTGCATGTACGGAAACACGAAACAGCAAAGAATCACTCCCCTCTATCTTTTATCGGAGGGAAACACCCCCACGTGTAAAAGCACGTTTATCAAAAACATTACACTTACAACAATGAAAAAGAAACAAGGAAAAGCAATGGTTACATTAGTAGAGATACCAGAAGCATTGCAGGATTTCAACGAGTCTAACAACGTAACGCGCGCGCGTCTTGTCTTCTCATTCTCATCACCAACAATGGACGACGAGGACGATATTACAAGCGTACTTGCGGCACGAAGTGGAAATCAAACTTATTCGGTAATTATAGACATTACGGATATGGGTACAAATGATACCGAGTGCCTAAAAGCAGCGAAAGCGGCTTTTGAAGGTAAACAGGCTACCTTTACAGTGTTTAATTGGGATATTTCCGAGTTGAACGACAACGGGGAAACCGTTGTTAATAATGGTTCACGTGAATATTCTTCTTTGTCCGACCCATATATTGGGGCAAACGTGGATGAAGAAAGCAGTTTAACACGTATACGTCGCCGTCTTAATAATGATATTGAGAACGGCGTTCTTGAATTTGGTGCTATTTCGCAGCAACCAGTACAGCAGAGACCAACGGAACATAATTCCCGTCGTATGCGCTAACCATATAACCCACTGACTACCAAGTAGTCGGTGGGTTAATATATGGCTTTTTATACATTAAATCAAATCCTTGACATAGGAACGTTAAAATATCCAATATTCTCAAAATGGGAGAGTATATAACACATATAAGTGATTTCGATTATCACATATTGGACCTCTCAAGGGTGACAACCTTATTCTTGGCTAAGGTAAACCAAGAGTGCGCTTAACAGTGCATAGTCAACCACATATTAAACATAATGCACTATGTATAGTATGGATGGGACACTAACTTACAGCTGTAGTTAGTGCAAAACTACAATTTCCATGCGTAGATAACGAAGCGCCGAAAAAGTAGTTAGATTTGAACAAATGGAAACACACAAATGTTTGAATCCCATATTAAAACCCTGGTGTTTAAGGTGTACAGAAGTGCAAATCTGTACTATATTTACTTATGGGTTGAAAATCCCTGGACCCTGTATACAATACACCTGTCCTAAAATCCATCACATATCTTGTGCCTTGACGTGGCGTGGTGGCTTTAAACAGAACAAGATTTAACACTAAACAAAAAGTTATGGTAAACAAAAATCCAGAAGACCAAATCTCAATAATACTGAGTATGGTTATTGCATTCTTTGCAGGAGTGCTATTCGTATTTGTAATCATTATGGGTATTGGTAAGTGCCACATCCTAAATGATTTAGAGTATGCTAACTATAAGACTCTTGAATATAAAGAGAACTTATGTAATGCATATTACAACTATTTCAACAATGCTGAAGCTATGTTGGATAGTGTGAAAATCGAGGATTCTCCTTATATCGAAACTGATAAAGGTTCTGAATATCTCAATAGTGTAAAAGCTGTTAAAGATTTACAGGATCAAGAGGAGAATTGCGATAAATACTAAACAGAAAGCTACCAGCTGTAAAGAGGTAGCAAAGAAAAAGACAAGATGGAGAGTCTCTGTACTTCAGTTCTATAACCATCATCTGTTGTCAGCCCCTGTGTGAATAATAGTAACACTTATAGGAACTGTCTGGAGTGCACACGAAAGTGTGAAAAGCACATTAATTAAATCCTAGTGCAAGGTAAATGTATGGAAGATTTCATTATCTTTTCAAACACATGTGGCGGACGTACAATGGTACGTAAATCTACAATTGTAAGCATTTTTGAAGACAACGAAGATGCTACATTAGGCAATGTAACTGTATCAACAAGCGATGGTGACGAATTCGTCACAAACGATTCTTTTGATTCTATCATCTCAAAACTCACAAAGTAATGGGACAGAGTAACTACGAAGAGTTCTTGAAAGCTGCAGATGCAGCTGCAAGAAAGGTGCATAAGTCAAATGCTAAGCATCAAGTAATCAATCATGTATGGAGTTCTGAAAAGAATAAGTACGTGAAGGTGAAGCGTTATCGTGCAAAGTCGGCAATGACAAAGCGTGAAGAACGTGAGTTCTTTGGTCATCCATTCATATTCAAGAAGAACATTGTGTTGATCAACAAGGAAGACGTAACTCTGCTATTTGATAAGAATTGGCAGCTTTGTGAACTATTCCCTATACGTGAAGACACTAATGAATTTCTTGATGCTCATCGTGGTCAACCTTATCAATTCTTTGTAAATGATTAAGTTGAACTATGTAGAATCTTTAGCGTTCAAGAAAATGGGCTTCAAAGAGAAAACAGACGGATATTTTGTAGTAAAAGTACCAATTGATGTTTGTTGCCCAGATAATTGGAACAATAAAGGCGAAGGTTTTGTAGCCATGCTAAATGTATATCAAGCTGTTGAATTCTTATCAGCTAAAAAAGGAATATACATTAGCGTTTCAGTTCATACAAATCATGAAATGAGGAAAGCTGAATTGATGACTACTGTGACGTATACAAGGATTGGTTATATAACATGTCAGAATGAAATTGGCAATCGTTATACAACTATAGAAACAGCCTTGTATGCTGGTGTGAAAAATGTTCTGGAAACTTTAAAGAAGCTTTAATATGATTAAGCAAAAAGTAACAGAATATGACTCTCATTTTTTAGTAGAAACAAGATTAACTTTTACTAAAAAAGAAGCAGAAGCTTTTTATTTAGATAAAAATCTAAAGAGAAAAATAAATGCTATAATTAATCGCTATAAGCGAGGAAACATGGAAAAACGTAATTATTCTTCACTTGTGTATAGGCTTAAAGATATAAAAGATTTATCTTCGACATACATATGTGGAATAGTATTTCATGTTTATTATAACATTGCTTATCTTGATAGAAAGTATATCATCCTGAATAAACAAAAAGCTTTTGCTGAAGAAATCAAAGAGAAAATCAAAGCAAGTATAGATGCTTAGTTCTATACAAAGTAACAAAATTTAACATTTATCAAAAATGAACATTTTAAAGACAACTCCAAAAGGCGTAGTAATTGAGACAAAGATTGGAATTAATCCAGAGTTATCAGAGAAGTTATCTAACTGTGGTTCTTACCACATGAAGGCAATCAAGAAGCAGTGTGATAAGATCGCAAGCTGGGAGATTGTGGATAACGACATCGCTAAGGATGAAGATTATCCAAAGATGGTGAAAATAACATCTGTGCCATTCAATGAAGTAGACGCCGACTGTGTCAGCACATTTGTAAAGACACAGGAGAATCTTGTAGAAACTGTTCTTAAGGCAGAGTCTATGAGTTTGGTAATCGACAGAGCGGTGGATTGTGTTAATCGTGTATTCAAAGCAATGCTCGACACGTCTTTTACACCAGACGAGTATGCAGAAAACTAAAGTCCATATAAAAAACCAACAGCATCAACAGCGGAAAGACAAATCCGCTGTTGATGAGGTTGGGAATAAAAGGTTTAGACTTTTCTTTAAGTCTGGAGGAGCAAGTATTCTTGTAGCTAAAGGGTTAACAAAGAATGAGGTTTATATTCTAACTAAACAGTTTGAAAATAACCTCAAAAACTACGATTCTAAGCTTGAGGGGATATGGTTAAGCGTAAAATAGATGGCAGAAAGTTTTGAATATTGTGGATCTTTAAATAAGATGGCAATTTTAAAAACTTTTCCGTTATTTGATAAATTTGAAATAAAAAACGATGTTTACAACGGTAAGAATCAAAAAAATATCGTAGTAACATCGAAAGAAATCAGATCTATTGATATTAATAGTATTAACAAGCTGTCAAAAATACAAAATAAAGCTATAAAAGCTATCATTAAGAAAGAAGCGGCTTCTATTATTATCGACGGTGCAATAGGTGAAATGACAAACCAACTTGTCAAAATAGACAAAACCAAAAAAGCTTTATCTTGTTTGAAAGCAGAAGCAAGTGTTAGTGCTAAGTCTAACACAAGTAAATAAAACTCTAAACGTTTATCAAAAATGATTCCGAGTTACAACAAACCAGGTGACAATAATGGATTTGAAAAGATCTTATTCATATTATTCATAACTATGCTATTCTTTGGTATAGCTGTAAAGTGTAGTGCTCAAAAGGTACAACAAAAAGCTGTATATGACACAGTAGTGTGTGATCAGGCTTGTATTCAGAAATATGTGCAGATTCCAAACGAAAAGACAGGAAAAGTACGTATCTTTGCTGTATACAAAGACTCTAAGCACAATGTGAATGAACTTATTAATGTGTCTGAAAGTACATATGACTACATTCAGACATGTAAAACCTACGGGATTCCTGCCCAGTTAGGTATTAAGCTCAGAAACGGTGCTATCCAAAGTATTATTCGCATTAAAACAATCATAACTGTAAGGCGATGAATGATGGAATAAAAAAGGGTGTAGTGGTGTACCGTAAGAATATTTACGGTCACCTCTACAATGAATTTCTCGTAGAAGGAACAAGAGGAAGTACTTTCTTAGGTAAAAATAAGTTAGGAAAACGAACAACATTAGAAAGAAATGATTTTTATCCAGTAAAAACTCCAAGTTTGAGAGTGTCAAAAGAGGAGATGGATAAGATTATAGCTGGTGTCAGAGTTCTTAATCATAATATTACACAATCATGGGTTGATGTAATTGAAGGGTTTAAGAACAAAGAATTTCAGATTGTAAGGCTAACGCATGCTAATAGGCGTGTATATGCAGTATTAGGGAACATTGAAAGATCTATTAAAAGAAAAATAGTTAAAGAAAGCGCAAATGGAACTCTAATTAAGCAGACACTGTCAATTAGATACACAATTTTGGACAAAATATTTGAATGAAAATCCCAAAACCAGGCCAATTTTGCACTATAAACAATGTAGTTTACAGGGCTTATAAGGCAAAAGATGGCTGCAAAGGATGCGCTTTCAATAATCTATTCTCCTGTTTAGGTATAATAGATGGTAAAACAGGTAGAGCTAAAATGGACTGCAAGTATAGTCATATAATCTTTAAAAAAGTATGAAGTTGTTAAAACTATCATCAGTTATAAGAATAATCATTTCAATCTTAATTTTGTATTTGATAGAAAATGGTACAATCGTAAGTAGATTTAATATTGCGATAATAATACTATGCTTTATCGAATTGACATTAGATCTTTGTTACATTGTAATAAATTTAAGTATCAAAGAGTAACCCCAAGTGTAGAGTGTTAGTATCAAACTAATGCTCTACATGTACATTTAATGCAACCTACGCCTCCGAAGTACAAGGAGAGTACGACTGGTCCCAAGTCCAGGATGAAAGATGCAGAGGGGATGTACATTTAAGTGCACGCTTATCAAGAGCGCGATGCTGAGTATCGAAAACTCCGTGCACTACAAAACTTTTTGTTTTTATATAATTGTTATTTTGTTCGATTAAATGAGTGTTGTGAAGCACCCTACAATTCTTATTTGGTTTGGAATGTCATAATTGAAGTTTAATTAGACACAAATGGTAATAGCGATTATCAAAAAGACACACTTGCTTGTGAAAGTAGGTGTGACACGGCTTTATAGCTTAATTGGTGAGAGCGCCCCGCTTTGGTGGGGAGATATAGGGTCGGAGCCTATTGAAGCCACATTAATTCATTTGCATAATTTATAAATTTGTAGTTTGCAGTATGCATGGTCTGTGAAGATAGTGTATATTATGGCCTATTCGTCTATCGGTTAGGACACAAGATTTTCATTCTTGTAAGAGCGGTTCGACTCCGCTATAGGCTACGAAAGTTTTTTCCAAGTTCTTTAAAAACTGGGCAATTAATTTATGTTAAATCCAATAAAACATTATCAAAATGGAGAAATGGATTAAAGGGTTTTTGGCAGCATTATTTATGCTGTTTGCAGCCACCCTTGGCTTAACTGCCTTAACAAGCTGCAATCATGAGAGTGGCAACAGGAAAATCAAGAATTCAGATTCTGCTTTTGTGGTTGGAATTGTTGAAAAGTACTGTCACCCAGAAATGTCTTCTGTTGACGAGGCTGTAATGCTTCAGCAACAGATGTCAATGGATGCTGACTATGAACGTGTGTTTATCAACATGCCGCCGAAAACATTAGAGGCAGTAGTTCATGTAATGACACACAAGAATAACGCATCCACATTTACGATCAAAGATATTGCTCAAGAGTATTTATCAAGTCAGAAAGTATATGACAATCTGCCTGGTAATGAGCAAGAATCCGATGTGGTCTCGAAACCAAAAGTGCTTGACGAACCTGATAGTATAGGAGGAGGAAAGTAGTATGGAGACAAGAGCTATCGTAATTCTCTATGAGGGAATCAAAATTCCTGAAAAAATGTTGATGAAACTTGCTCAGATTCTTCGTAAGGAGAAGATCGCAAGTGATCGTGACATCAATATTTCAGAACTTGATCAGAGTGATATTTCAAAGACTTTAGCGAAAGCTAAAGCTGCAGAATCTATTACATTTAAGTATGTAGTAGAGAAAGATCCTACTGAGCAGGCTATGATCTACCTGAAAGGTTATTTCGGTGACGAGATCTGGATGAATCCAGTATTGTTTGGAGTTAACCTTATGGGTGTAAAAACCTCTCTTACTGAAGAGGGTAAAACCGCTCTACGCATATTGTGTAGAGACAACATCTCTTCAGATGTTTCTTTGAAGTACAATTTTACACAAGCTCACCTGACAGCTATTAAAGCGGTCGTAACATCAATGTAATGAAACACTATGATGATCACCATATGGTGGTAGAGAAAGAGAGTAAAAGAACAGAACGTGCAAGACATATTAATGCAAGACCATACAAACGTTCTAAGTACAAACATAACAACTACGAAGAAGATGTATAAGGTAGAACTTTGGAGCCGTAATTCTCATGGTAACAAAAAAGACCTGATTTCAACATCTTTGTATCCTACAAAGGAAGAAGCTGATGCTGCGAGAATAGTCTTAATAAGACTATCTCGTGGCAGAACATTCGTCCCAATAGATACAGAATGTGTGAAATTAGGCAGGCCAGAAGTGGCTATTTTCAACGAAACTAACTATATTGTTTGTTAGAATCGTTTAACATAATATTAATTTTTAAAATCATTATCAAAATGGCAAAAGAAACAAAGAAACCAGCAAGCACTGCAGTAGCAGTAACAGAAGACAACGTGATGGAACAGATCAAGAATGGCAATATCTTGGCTGAAGCTAACGTCAAAGCAGCTATTGAAGAGATTCAGAAGCAGAAGGACGAGAAGCAGAAGAAAGAGGCTATGGATATGATCTGTAGAGCTAAGTATCTGAACAACAAGGCTCTTCTTGAGCTTCGTGCACGTCGTCGTGAAGAGAAGAACAACAAGGAATATCTCACCGAAACGAAGAATATCCTTGATGAGGTGCTTGATGGTAAGATTACTCCTATAGAGTACAAGAAGAAGTGTGAAGATCTGCGCGAAGAATTCCGTAAGAAGAACCGCGAGAGTGACAAACAACTTTCTGAGGAAATGCAGGAGCTGCGAGAGAGCTTTGAAGGCCGCTGGCAGTATTGGTGGGATTAATTATCCTACGAGTGCACAATTAGCGTTGAGTTAGCAGAGTCTTAGAACCAGTCTAATGGAGACTACAGATAGTTTAAAGGGATTAGTCCAGCAGTGACATAGTTAAGAAAACACCATCAGTGAATTAACACTGACACGAGAGCCTTTGAGCCATGTGCAACGCAAACAGCGAGGACACGCTGTATAATATGTACAATTATGATCAAACAATTACAGTATGCGAACCATAGAGTCGGTGCTCCTATAAGGAATCCTCATTGGCGAGGTAAGTAGACACTGTACTGTGTATCAAGAATCAGATACATGCGAATTATACGAGAGTCTTGAACCAGTTATATGAAACATATTTGTAAAAGCTTATAAATGCGTTTTAAAGCGTTTAAACAAGTCAAGTGGATTAGCTACCCACAAGATGCGTTAGAACGCCTTAGAACGCACGTAAATAGCTTTATTCAGGATCTTTAGGATTGATCACCTAAGGATTCACTAAGAAAAAAAGCATATCCGTATGAGGTATACGACCAAGACGCGGGTTCGACTCCCGCCAGCTCCACTATAAACACATAGAAAGGAGGAGAATCTTGTGAGAGGATTCTTAACAGAGCAGCACGTAGATCAACCCTCCTACCATGGGGCTGTATGGTTTTGATTGGCGTGGAAGTAAATACACCTATTCGGTTAGGAAGGATACTGTATAAATTCAAATGGCAACTTTAACGTTGTTGACTATACTTGCGTAGCGTAAGTAACAGTCAGGTGGATGCGAAACCTACCAAAGTGGTTTAGATTCGGGAGAGCGCTGGAAATTTAATATTAACAACGGTTTTGTACTACTTTAATTGTGGGTTCGATTCCCACCTCTCCCACGATTATGAAGACAGGATATAAAGAGATGCTCCGTAACAGGTTACCTGATTACGTTGACTTGGCACTAAAGTGGTGTCGAGTTAAAGAGCTTTGGATTAACCATGTCTATGATTCTCAGATAAATATATACGCAGATAAGAAAGAGCGTTATAATGCTACACGCATAGCTCTTGGACTATCATCAAAAGAGCGTATATTTAAGTTTGAGGATAGTATAGATTGGGTTTGGATTTCTGAAGAAGAAAAAGAAAGATTGGTACCAGCTATAGGTTGGATCAACTTCTTTAAAGTCTATTTTCCATTTATTGAAAACAAATGGAGAATAAATCTCTCGTTAGGTAGGACGGAACAAAGTTTTATTGAAGAACTGTCTTCTGGATACCTAAAAACAGTCAATGATTCTATAAGGAATAAATTGGCAGTTTTTATTACTAATTATTTGAAAAAATGATTATGTATTTTCCACGTACCAAAAAGATTTATCTTGCTGAATATGTAGGATGGGATTGGAAAGTCGTTTGTTACAAAGAAGGATGTTATAATTTTGCATACAAATGGAATGTTGTAATACCTTCTAAATTTTGTTATTTAATGAAAAACGACGACGTTGTAAATCTATTAGGTTGGATTCATGAAAACATCGTAATGAAATTAGAAGATTTAACGTATATTACACTTAATGTATTGATACGAATATCAACGGGTCTTTTGAACAAATGCGATATTGACAAGGATACAAAAATAGAATTACATTACACAATCGTTTCTCAATTGAGAAACAGAAAATCCTACTTAATTAGTGAAGATTTACCTTTTTAG